TCTGGTCCAAGAACATGTCGAAGCCGTGGTTGAACAGGACCTTGACGTTGGACCCGTTCTCCTTCATCGTCTTCTTGAACGACCCGCGCTTGACCTGCTCCATGAACCGGCCCTCCCAGAACGAGTCAATTTCGTACCAGGTGTCGAACCGGGAGAAGTCGACGACCAGCGTGCCGACACGCCCGTCGGCCGGGGCTGCGGCATCAGGTTCGTCGGCTCGAACCGGTCGGGTGTTCAGTTGTGATGCCGGGCCACCACCGCGGATCACATACAGGCCTCGCATCGCGCGCACTTGTCCTCCTCGTATGCTGGACGTGAGTGGTTGCCGCGAAGTGGTATCGGCGGGACCATCCACAGCGGTGAACGGCGGGGGGTCGACGGACCCACTTCCGACCCGCTGGCGGGCTGAGCAGTGGCTGGTACCAGTCGTTGCGACAGTGCCGCGGGGTTCGACTCCCCGTCCGGCGATCACTCGTCGTCGTCTTCCTCAGGTTCGCCCGGCGGCTCGCCCTCGCTCGGCGGTGGGGCGGCACCCGGTGTCGGGTTCGGCTCGTCGCCCCAGTCGACCGGCGGCAACTCTTCCTTGTCCCGGATCTCGTTGACGACCTTGAACCGCTTGTCCAGGGCGATCGCGTACGCCTGGTAACGGCGCAACGTGTCCGTCTCCAACAGCGCATCCCGGTTCAGCCGCACGTACTGCGGCCGCGGGAGGAACATGCTCAACAGCCGCTCCAACCGGCGCAGCCACTTGTTCAACGCGTACTTCAGGACGTGCAGGTCACGGTCGATCAGGTTGCTGTAAGTGAGCGAGCTGCCCTTGGTGCCGTAGCCGAGGATCTCCGCGATCCCCGGGCCGAAGATCCGGGCCGACTCGGCGGCGGTGAAACCCTGCGTCTCCAGGAACTGCGACTCGTCCGGGTTGAGTTGGATCTGCTGCCACTCCCAACCCTTACCCAACACCAGCGGCTCGCGGCTGCCGCGCAGCGCGGCCATGAACCGGTCCTTGGCCGTCTCCGCCACACCCGGCTTCGACAAGTCAACCTCGGTGTTGCGGAGCACCCCGCCCGGGTGGGCGCCGTCCTGGAACCACTGCAGGCCGAACCGTGTGGTCGTCAAGTTGAGGCCGATCGTCCACGCGTGATACGCCACCGGCGACAGGCCGAGCAGGCAACCCGGAACCGGGTTAACCCGGCGGTGCAGCATCCGGTCGACCGGAACCTCCCGGCCCTGGTGCAGCCACTTGACCTCGCCGTCCTCGATCAGCGGGTGCACCCGGTCCGGATGGAAGATGTCCACCTGCTTGAGCATCTGCGCCGGGCCGCGCTCCAGGACGTTCCCGTACAGGTTGCCCCGCAGCAGCCAGGACACGAGCACCCGGTAGCACCAGTCCTCCAGCCCCTGGTCCGACCCGTCCGGATCCTGGAGCCAGCCGGGCATCGGCAGCTCCTGCCGGGTCGACCCTTTGCCGCGGAACACATCCGCCGGCAGTTCGGAGCCGATCGACGCGATCAGGTCCACCGCGGACCGGACCGCCACCGACTGGAGCGACGATTCGGCGGTTGAAAGGTCAACCTCGTTGAACTGCTGCCGGGTCAGCGCGAGCAAGGCTTGCGATAACTGGTTCACCGGCCAACCCGCACGCTGCTCCGGCGCGCGCGGCCGGGTCCGGGCGCGGAAGAACACACTCACCGCGCGACACCCCCCGGCTCAGCCGGCCCGCTCGCCGCCCGACGGTCCAGCGCCAACATGAACATGCCGGCGACCACGAACCCGGCCGGAGCCCACGCCAGCCACGCCCCGTAGCAGACCGCGCCAGCACCAGCCAACCCCGGGAACTGCACACCGACCCGCACCGACAGCCGCAGCACATGCCCGGCGACCGCGGCCAACGCCGGCAGCAGCCGGCGGCGGGCGCGGGCCGCCTTGCGGGCCCGGGGGATGCCATGCACGTACGTGGACACCGGCACCCCCTAGTAGATGTTGGCCAGCGGGTCGTAGTCGGCGAATCCCTGGAGAATCCACACGCCCATGCACATCGCCACCGCAGCGTCGATGTGGCCCTTGCTCTTGCCCTTCTTCAACGTAAAGCCGCCGCGCTCTTGTGGCACTGACACTGCGGCCTTCACGTGCGCCGCCAGATCCGGGTCGCCGTCATGCACGATCTGCTGATCGACAATCAGCTTGAACGCCAGCCCACACGCCGGCGCCATCCGCTGTGGCGACTGATCAAACTCGATCGCCACAACGTTGTGTTCCTCAAGCATCCGAGCCGGCACCTCGAAATACCGCGGGTCGTACACCACCCCGCGGAAGCCCAACCCGGTCGCCCGCTGCCGGATGTACACCCACACGTCATCGTGTGGAATCCGCCCGCCATGCTCGGCAGCCCGCCAAATCTTCGACGTGACCGCCGCACGCCCGTCCGGCAGCTGCTCGATCCGATCCACCGCCACCGAGTCATGCTTGAGCGCCATGTCCACGGCCAGCAGCCACGGGTTCTCGTTCGACGGCTCCCACTCGCCACGGCACCGGCCCCACGCCGACGGGTGATCCTTCAACCACGAATCCTTGGCCACGTCCACCCAACGGTTGGCGTAGTACCTGATCCACTCGTGCGACGGCATGTCCGGCTTACCCCAGGCGTTCACCCGGTCCGCAACCGACCACAACACGTCCGCGGCCGCTGATGCGGCGCGGACCGCCAACTCCCGGTCACGCGGCCGGCGGTAGTCCAACCCAGCCGGGGCCTCACGCCAGTCGAACAGATACCGCGGCGAGACCGACGGGTTACGTTCCACCCGCCGACCCAGCTTCACCAAATCGCCCAACAGCGACGTGTCGATGTCGAACCCGGCCGTCGACAGCGAGATCTGCCGGCCGCAGCCACGCCGCGTACGCCGCTTGCGGGTCGACTTACCGATCACCGTCTTAACCCGGGCCTTCTTACTCCCGGGCTCGCCCCACTCGTGCAGCTCGTCGCACACGAACAGGGTCGGCAGCCCACCCTCGTTCGTGCCCGCCACGGCCGCGACCCGGAAGATGCGCCCCGGCCGGCCATCAGAGAACGTGATCTCCGTGTCGTAGACCTCGAAAAACCCGCACAGCGGCGCATCCTTGACAGCCTGGTCCCGGCCGCCGCACATCGTGGCCACCGCACCGAACAGCAGGTCCGCCTGCTCGAAGGACGCCGCGGCGATCGGGATGTTCGGCGAACCCACCGCGATCTGCGGCGGACCGGCGAACTCCAACACCACAATCGCAGCGATGAACTGGGTCTTACCGTCGCCGGTCGCCGCACCTCGCAACGCCTCGTCGTAGTGCCACTGATCGCAGACCGGGCAGAACTCGTACCAGCGGTACAGGAACCGCTTCTGATCCGGGCGCAACTGCATCAGCTTCCCGTACCAGTCGCCCTCACCGCAGATGCAGTTGTCCTCGATCCACCGCACCGCCACCGCACCCTCGGTCGGCCACAGCGCGCCAGGCTCAGGCTTCCACCCGCATGCCTGGCAACCCGGGTCAGGCTTCGGCCTCGATGACCCGCGGGTCCGTGCGCGCCTCGGCCTCGACGGGGCGACGGTTGTCATCGCCACCTCCGTAACGGATGTTCATGTCCGCCAGCGACCGGCGTTCGGTGATGACCGCGATGCCCAGACTCGACCGATGCAGCGGGCCGATGCCCATCTGCCGCTCGCACCGCTCGGCCGCATCCAGCGCCCGATAGGCAATCCGGTACAGCGGGTTCTCCGCCGGCTGACCGGTCGACCCGCGCACCAACGGCTCCTGGTCGGCCTCGGCGATCGTCCGCAGATACCGGTCGTACTCGCTGATCCAACGGGTCAACAACCCACGATCGACGACGGTGATCACCGTCGCCACGGTGTCATCCCAGTACAGGTCCCAGAGCACCCGCGCCTGCTCGCTCAACCCGTCCGGCGGGTCGAAGCGGCCACCCTGCACCGGCACCAGATCCGCGCGGCGCCCGTTGTAGGGGCGAACCGCCGTGCCGGCAGGCTTCTTGGTCCGAGGCATCAGTCTGAGAACCCCCCCACCGAGGCCGGGTTGACGAATAGCATGCCTACCGACCCTGGATCCATCTCAGCTTGTTCTTGCTGTCGACGCCACGCAGCCGTTATGCGGCGGTCAGCTTCAAACTCCTCCGGGGACATCCGACCCTTCCGCCGATTGCATGTCATGCAGCACCACGTGGTGTTGGTGCGGTAGTAGGGCTCTTTCTCTGGGTCTTGTACGTCTAGCGTGATGTCTGCCAGTCCGTGACCCATGGACGCATACAGGTCGTGGCAGTAGCCGCAGCCGTTGCCGTACTGGTACTCGGCTTGGTGAGCAACGACCTTCGGGTCCCACCCATACTTGTTGATCAGGTCCTTTTTGGTGACCGGAGCGAGACCACGCGCTGCCCGCTTCTTGGTGAGGTTCGTCGCGTGCCGCCGGATGGTGTCCCGCGCTTTGACATCCCAGCGGTTCTTCCGCTTCTGGTTGTCACGAGCAGTTTGCTCACACCGCCGGCAGACACCCTTGAGTAGCTGACCGCGAGCATGTGGGGAGGATGCATCTAACCCACGTCTCCGCTGGAACGCGTACTGAACCAGGTCGGGCTCGTACACCGTGCCGCAGCGGTTGCAACGTCGGGAAGCCAAACCGGCACCTCCCAAAAATGATCTCCGATACCGGTACGGCTCGACGAAAGGTGGCGGGGTGGTCCGCTGCCCTTGATCGTCTTAGAATCGGACATACCGGGACTCATGCACCGATGCATGTCACGTTGGGTGACTCACCAACCGAGGCTCGGTTGCCACACCTCGTCGACTGGCCGAGATCCCCGCTCCTGGTTGCACTTGCGGCCGCAGGTTGGGCAGCCGCGCACGCCGTGGGCTGGGCGGTAGGCGCGTGGGTGTACCGGCTGGTGTGGTGCTACCGAGCGGGGGACGATGAGGTCCGCATCGGTGGCGCCTGGGTGTCCGCAGATCCAGCAGGTGCGGCCGAGGACGGCGAACATGGCTGCTTTGGCCCGGCGGGCTGGCCGGGTGGTATGGAGCCTGTCACCTGGCATGGCCCCCCCGGGTATGGCACGCCCCCCGGGGTCATGCCATCGGGGGGTTGGGGTTGGGGTTACTTGTTGCGCTTGGCCTGACGCTTCACATCCTGCTCAGCTGCCTTACGCCCGGCCCAGTCGTCGGCGGCCTTGAGCTTGCGGATGCTGGGCATGGTGTGGATAGCTGCCTGCCGCCGGCGTGCCCACTCGATGCGCTGCGCCTTGCTGCTGGTGAACCACTGCCAGAAGCCGACCTTGAACGTTGCGTCGAAGCTCGGGTTGGTGGGGTCTGCTGGGACTCGCATGGTGGTGCCCCTTGCTGCGGGTTGCTGTGCCACACCCCAGGACCTAGCCCACTGGTTGGACGGTACCACCAGGGTGCGCCTACCTCACGCTTGCCAGCCGTTCTCGTACATTGCACATCGATCATCTTCGGGCATGGCGTTGAGTGTGGCCGCGATCTCGTCGCACAGTTGCCGAGTGCTGACCCCAAGTTTGTTCACCACTGCTGGCGCTCCGGGGCTCAGTTCGGCAAGTGGTACAGCCCCATGGTAGAGCGCGTCGAGTTCGACGTCGGTGTAGTGGTCGTAGCAGGGGACGATCGTCTTGGCCCCGTCCACGTTGCCGTCGTCGAGTTCGACGTGTAGCGGCCCGCCGGTCGGGTGGATGTCATAGAGCTTGGAGATCAGCTCGGCGAGATGCCGTGTGTCAACGCGCACTGGCCTGATGCTCCTCCGATGGTGGCGACACCTCACGCTTCCCGGCCGCTACGGCGCCACTACGCGCGAGCGTAGCATACGGCGTGTGACAGGCCATCATACCGACTGTCGTGCGGCGCGTCGGTCCATCCGCTCGGCTAGGGCGAGCACATCCCGCAGCGAATACAACGGACGGGTCTGGTCGCCGCGGTTGGCGAGTTGCCCGCGGCTGGCCCACTTGCGGATCCGGTCGGCGCGGATCTGCGGGTACGCGTCGGAGATCTCCTTCGCGGTGTAGGTGTAGCCCTGCACCAGCATGGCCAGCCAGTCCATGCGGTCCTTGACGCTGTGCCTGCGCCCGCATCCTGGGCAGGTGGCCTGCTCGGCGCCCAGCCGGGCGTACAGGTCGGTCACACACCCGCCTGCGTCGCACGGCCCAAGGTAGCGGCGCCCGGTACGACTGTCCACCAGCCGCCACAGCAGGGTGCACGCGTAGTCCAGCTCGCCCCAGGCCTCACCGGCCCACTGCCGGTAGCGTGCCCAGCCGAGTTGGTCGGCTGTCCACCGGGTGAGCGGGTCGAGCCGGGTTGGCGGGTCGGCACCGAGCTCGTCGGCCAGCACCCGGGCCCATGTGGTCAGCGTGTTGCGTGCGGCGTCGCGGGTCTCAGCCGCGGCCAGGTCGACGACCAGTCCGGTGGGCCAGCCGAGCGCCTGGCAGTCGGCGTCGGTGCCACCCGCACGCGGCGACTCTGCCGGCGCAGGCTTGCCCGCGCGCGGGGTGGGATCGCCGGTGCGGGTCTGCTTGGCCACGGTGTCCACGACGTAGGGCCACAGCCCGGAGGCGGCCTTGAGTCGGCCTTCGAGGCGCAGGGCATCCCGAGGGCAGACATAGGCGGTGTCGGTGATCGGCTCGGTACAGATCGCGCAATCAGCCATCGATGCAACTCCCCACGATCCACAACACCGCGAACACGATCACGGAGAACACCGCCAGCGGTATCCACGAACCGAACTGCGCCATGAACGTGTCGTCCTGTGGTCCTCTGCGCTGTCCCATTCAGCCCTCCTCTGTGTCGGTGTCGTGCTCATCCATGCCGGCACCACCAGCCGACGCTCATGCGCCGTAGCTGCCGGGCCCGGTACCGGCGGGCGACCGCGGCGACCAGGGCGGCGCGGCGGACGTGACGCTCAAGGTCGGTCATGGCTCCTCCGTGGTGTCGGTCGCCGGAAATACGATGTCCCGTTCCCACTCCGGCAGGTCATCTGGAGTGGTGGCCGATTGAGGGCTGATGGTGCGCTGCCCGGTGCGGACCTCGGCGGCCCACGCCTCCAGCCACATCAGCCACCATCCGGTGTCGATGTTGCCGTCGGTAGTGCTCTCTTCGAATCGTCGGCGGACCATGAGTAGCGCGTCGGCGGCGGCGTCGCGGCGGGCGGTGGACAGCTCGGCGCGGGCGGAGTCCCGCTCGTGCCGCATCGCGGCCTCCGAGCGGATCAGGTGACCTAACTGATCCGACTTTTCAACCGGCGCCAGCCGCCAGGAGACCCGCCGGGCGGTGGTCTGCTCGTAGGCGCGGGCGAAGCACGCCGGGCACCAGATCGGCCCGGAGCCGCCGTGGACCTCGTTCCAGATCGCCGAGTCCGCGTACCAGTTGATGTTGGGCCGTCCACAGCGGTGGCAGTACTTCTCTGGGTGCCAGTCGGGCCAGTTCTTGGCCCGCTGGTCGGGGATGTTGGCGGGGTCGATGCTGTCGGCCAGCCGCTGCCGCAGCCGGTCCCGGTCTGCGGTCACCTCGGCCACCTCGGTGCGGAGCCGGTTCCGCTCCGCACGGGCGTGAGCCAAGTTGGCGGCGCTATGAGAGTCGGGCACGGCACGGATGGTGGCCGTCATAGCCTCGACCATCCGCCCGAGTCGGTCCCGGTCGGCAAGCAGGGCGTCAAGCTGGTCGGCGACCATGCCAGCACCCGGGGTCAGCGGTGCGTAGCCGAAGGTGCGCAGGCAGCGGGCCAGGTCGGCGATGGTGTCCTGGTCCCAGCCAGGGCCGGCTGCCGGCTCTGCGGCTGGTGTGCCGTGGGTGGGTGGCGGCCCGTCGTGCACCTGCCAGGGTGGGCGGGTGCCGACCACCGGGTCGGCGTCGGTGTCGAGCGCGTCCACGGCGGCGACGAGGGCCCTGCTCGGCCGCGAGACCGCCGGCCGCAGCACCCGGGCCACCTCCCGCGCCGCGTCTACCACCCGGGCCACAGCGGCCGGCGACTCCCGGCAGTAGCACGGCCCGCCGGACACGTCCACATCCATCCCGGCCGGCTCCCAGCCGTGCGCCGCGTCGGCCAGCGTGTCGAACAGCCCATCCGCCTGCGCTGCGGTGATCGGGTGGTGGACGCAGGCGGTGACATGCCAGTTGGGGTTCTGCTCAGTGCTCATCGACGGCCTCCTGGCGGAACGATTGGCTCCAGGCCGCCGCCGAACAGCCGGGTTCGCCGGTGGGTGGCAGCATGCGACGCGTCCCAGCCGGCGGCCAGACCGCGACGGATGTCCTCAGCGATGGCCAACAGCGTCGCCGGGACCTCGTGCAGGAAGCCCTTGACCAGCACCCCGTTACGGGACGCGGACATGGTTTCCAGGTCGTTCTCGGCGGCGACCAGGGTGCGATACCAGCGCACGACCTGCCCGTCTTGGATGGTGGGTGTGACGGTCACAACCCACTTGGTGGTCCGCTCAGTGCTCATCTGTGGCCTCCATGGGTGGGGTGCCGCGCTCCAGCCATTCACGTGCCTCACCGAAGGCGCCGACGAGTTGGTCGAGCATGACGTCAGACGGGTTGTCGGAGATGGTGACGTACAGCGGTTCGCGGATGAACGTCGCCTGACGCTCGCCGGCGTCGATCTCGATAAGGACTCTCATGATCTCTCCTCGATGGTGACCTGTGGTCCGGCCACACCGTCACCGGATGCCACGCCGGTGGTGGCGGTGCCGTGGGTGGGGCAGTCCGAGGCGTACCCGGCACCGACGGTGGGGCAGGTGCAGTCGTGCTCGTCGGCCCAGCGGCGCTCAGCCATGGTGGCCCTCCCGACGGAACAGGTGCCAGACAAACCGGCCTCCGTCTGCCAGCGTGGTACCGACATGCTCGCCGCACCAGGCCGGCAGCGGCTGTCCGGTGCTGAAGACCCGGAACTCCCACCAGCGGGGCAGCTCGATGCCGACCAGTGCCCACAGCTCAACCACCGCCGGGTCGCGGGCGGCGACGTGTAGCACGGCGCCGGACAGCGACAGCGTGTACCACTGGTCGTCGACCGGGACCTGGTAGCGGTGGATCGTCGGCTCAGCCATGGTCAGCTCCGTCTCAGGCTGGTCGGCCGGGGCGGCGTCCAACTCGTCGGCCCAGCGGCGCAACCCCCGCACGCTGACGGTTGACAGCAGCAGCCCCTCAGCGCGCTCGGCGGCCCAGCGCAGGGCGTCGGCGGGTGTGGCCGGTGGTGGTGTGGTGGTCATGGCCGGCCCCTGCGGATGTAGCCGGCGAAGTCCTCGGCCAACTCGGTCGCGCCGAACATGGTCGGCGGGGCGCCTGTGAAGAGTCGGGCCACGGCGTCCAACGCCCGGGCCCGGATCTCTTGCTCCGGGTCCAGGCCGGAGGCGGTGAGCTCGGTGGCCGGTTCCGGCTCGGCGTGGAGCCGTTCCACGTGCGCGATCAGCGCCCTTAGCCGCTCACGTGTGGTGATCTCGACGTAGCCACAGGGGTCGTGGTCGAGTTCGCGGTCGATTTCGCGGAGCTCGTCTGCGAGGTGGTTGGTCATGGTGTCTCCTTCGGGGTGGGCAGTGGTCGCCGGTTGCCGCAGTGGCAGGTGCAGCGGCCGCGGTGGCCGGGCGGGCGGGTGCAGCGGTGGTTGCGCCGGCCAAGGCAGTCGGCGGCGGGCCACCAGGTGCCGCACAACTCGGCGACGGCGGTGGCGGTCATGTGGGCTCCGTTCTGGCGAGCCGCTCCGAGCGGCAGGGTCGGGGTGGCTGTGGATAACCCTTGGCGGCGATGCGGTCGGGGTGGTTCGGCGGCCGCGTAGCGGCGTGCCGACGTACGCGTGTGCGCGGTACGGTGCTTGACCCATGGCTGCGGTGGGTGAGTAACTTCTCCGTTAGTCCCGTCACGTCACGTCTCGTAGGATTCGCAGGCCGGGACTCCCGTGCGGGACTCCCGTGGGGATAGGTCATGGGGACTCCCGCCAGCATCCGCAGTCTTCGCCGTGCCACCGTACGCAGTTGCCTTTTCGTGACAACTCCTCGATCTTCCGTCGGCGCTCTTGAGTCTCCTCGTTGGTCTGCTGGTACTCGGCCCAGCCGTGGATGACCCATCCGGTTCCTTCCTTGTGCCATAGTCCGACCTGGACGAGCCGGTCGGCGTCGACGGGGCGGCCGCCGATGCGGGCGAGCGCACCTTTGGGTATGAACCCGTCGGTGCCGTGGCGGCCGGCGTAGGCCATCGAGCAGATGTAGATGAATGCGGTGCCGCGGCCGTCTTTGTAGTCGTCGACGAGTTGGATGATTTTGGGGTGGTCGGGCATCGTGGTGTCCAGCCGGACCCACGGCAGGCTCATGGGCGTTCCCCCCGTTGGTCTAGTTGGACGGTCGGTGCCGGTTGGCGGATGGGTCGGTGGCCGAACACGGCGTGGTGTGCGGCTTCGCTGGCCGGATGATCCCGGAACACGGCGCCGCATGCGCAGTGCAGCACGGGGGTGTCGGGGGGTGGCAGTTCGGCCGTGGTGTAGGCGGCGGCGGGCCGGGCGCCGGCGGGCGCGCGGCCGTGGTCGCGGGAACCGGGGCGGGTCATGGCGTCGTCTCCCACTGCGTCATCCGCTTGGCAGCGGGGTTCCGACACTCGGTCAGCCAGTGGTCCAGCCGCAGCGACCACAACCACTCGGCGTAATCCGGCGGCTTTACGACATCCTCGGGTGCACCAGGCCCGGTGATGGCGAAGTACTCGATGTCGTTGTCCACGACCGCCATCGGCTGCTCGCACGCTTCGCACTGTGCGGTCGGCATGGTGGTCTGGTACTCGACCAGGTACGCGGGGATGTTTGCGCGGCGAGCCAGGTTAGTGGTGACGGTGATGCTCTTTTCGCGGCTCCAGATCAGTTTGGTTTCGATCAGCGCCACCGGCTCCAGACAGCCGCCGAGGAAGCAGTACTCACAGCAGTCCACGTCGATCATGGTGAGCCACTCGGCGCGCTGCGGGTCTATGAATCTCTTCACCGAGTCCTTGCGGTGCCACTGGTCCATGTATGGGTCGTGTCCTCGTTTGCAGTGTCGGCGCTGGCTCATCTATTTCTCCACCCGCCACACGACGATCTCGCGTGTGAGCACAAGCACCCGTCGGTTAGCTTTGGCCCACTCCACCTGTTGCGCGTTGTACTGCTGCGACTCATACGGCACCGAGACGCGCATGGCCACGGGGTGCTTGACCAGCCGTAACGTGTCCGCGATGTGGTCGGTGAACTCGTGCTCCGGCGCGTTCCACTGCGTGGGTTGGATGATGAGCGCGATGTGTGCACCCTTGGGCAGTTTCTTCGCGAAGTCTCGGATCAACCCGACCAGCGTCTGCGTGAACAGCGGGAGGTCCATGTTTGCCAAGTCTTGCGGGTCCTGGCTGTACCGTCCCTCGGCCTGTTTCCAGTACGGCGGATCTAGGTACACCAGCCCGACGTCTTGCCACCGCGGCAGCCGGGGTAGGCCGTCGGTCAGGTCGTGTTTACGGATGACCGCCTCCCGGCCAACAGCCGGCTTGCGGTCGCTGACCCAGTACCGGCGCATCCGCTTCTTGCACAGATCGGCCGTGGACCCGCTGCCGGCGAATGGGTCTACCACGATGTCGAACGGCTTGGTGTAGAGGTAGAGCAGGTTGTCCACCCAGCGGACTTCGCTGTTGCCGAAGTGCTTGCCGCCGGCCGTCTTGGTCTGCTGCTTCCACACGTTGTACAGCGGCGGGTCGAAGTCTGTGGCGTGCTGTGCGGCAGCTTTGGCGGATTCGGAAAGTTTGCCGATCTCGCCAAAGTCGGCTGTCAGGTCGGCAACCGTCCTCCGAACCATCCCCTCGGCATCCGCGGCCTCCTGATCTGTATGACAGGACAGCCACATACCGAAGATGCGCTTGTCGCGGGCCGTCTTGGCGTCCTTGTCGATTCTGGACAACCACTCGCGCACCGTGCGTTCGCTCACAGACAAGATCGACGCAAGCTCGACCTTCTTCCGCTCACGGTCCCGCTCGGCCGTGCCGTTGTAGATCCGCCGTGCCATGTCCCGCTTGTCCTCGGCCGACAACTGCAAGCCGTGCTTGGCGTTACGCCGGATCGCCAACTCCAGTAGGTGCTCATCGCTGGTCGTCTCGGTCACGACTACGGGTACCTGTTCGGCACCGGCCTTGCGGTGCGCTGTCCACCGGTGCCAGCCGTCGATCAGTTCGTTCCGCTGGTTCACCTCGATCGGTGGTAGCACAGTGAGGTCTTCGGCGTACTGGTCGACCTTCCGTGCGTCAGTCTCCAGACGGGGGTACAGGTCTTCGCGCCAGACGACCTCCGCGATCGCCAGGCCCTTGGTGCTCGTGGTCACTGCCGCCTCCCCGTCCTGCACGTCCGTTGTGGTCGATGTATCTCGTTGTCGTCCGGCAGCGGGCACACCACGCAGCCGCCACCAGTTGCCGGCTGGTAGTCGTGCCGGCGGACGCTCACCATGCTCATCCCTGCCTCGCCTCCGTCTCCACAGCCCGCCGCGAACAGCACGCCGTGCCCATCGACGCCGCGTCCAGCCGTCCCCGGCACCAGCACCGCCGGCCGCACTCCCGCGTCCCGTTGCACGTGCACGGATACCGGTCGCGCACCAGGGTGCCGGCGACCAGCCACCTGTCGTACGGGCCGCGCGGTCGCACCATCCCGGCCGGCATCAGGCCGCGCCCCGTGTCGGCCGGCCGAAACGCTCCACGGTCAGCGCGGTAACATCCGGCCGGGCCTCCGCCTCGAGGTCGCGGGCGATGGCAGCCAGCTGGTCGTCGCCGCGGTCGTCCAACTCCCGGGCGCGCGCGGCCGCAGCCCGGTCCTGCGCCATCCGATACGCGGCGGCGAACTCCGGGTCGGCCAACTCCTCGGCTAGTTGCCAGTCCAGGTCGTCCTGGTTGCAGTCGCAGCAGCACCAGTCCTTGTCGCACCGGACCGGGGTCTCGGGTGCGCACACGGCTATGCAGTCCGGGCACACCAGCCGCTCATTCCCGCGGTCGTCGAACAGCACGAACTCGTCGAACTCATCCACGGGGGACTCCTTCGCCCTGGGTGACGAGCCGGACGGTGCGGATGTCCTGCTCCAGCGCGTCCAGCACAAGCAGCCATTGGCCGTCGATCTCGGCGTGGAACCGGATACGTGTCGGCACGGCCGGTTTGTCGCCGAACAGCGACCTTTGCAACGCGTTGGTCCAACTGACTTGGTGTGCCGGCACCCGTTCGGTATGGCCGCTGGTCCACACGACCTCGTACGTTTGCAGCTCTCCACGATCGAAGGTGTCAGCCACGGTGTGCCTCCCACTCCGCGCACTCCACCGCGGTCATCCCGTTGACGGTCATACCCGGCGCGGCCTGCTTCGCCAGGCGCAGCGCCCTGCCCAGGCCGAAACGGTGGGCCTCCAGCCAGTCGTCTTCAAGGTTTGATGGCGTCGGCTCGTAGTCCCACTCACCATCGGCACCGAGGCATCGACCCATCCAGCAGGCTCCCCACCGGCCGGGCGCGCGCTGCTCAACGGTGATGTCGTAGTGGCCCCGGTTGATGCTGCCTTCCGGCAGCACCGAGACGGTGTACCGGGTAACCTCCACGTGTGGCTCATCCACGGTGCGACTCCTCTGCCCATGTGACCAGGCCCTTGCAGATCCGGCAGCGTCCGGCCGTTACCCATGACCAGGTGTGCTGCCGGGCCCCGCATGCTGGGCAGCGCACCACCGTGTTCGCCGGCGTCGTGTCCAGCACGGCCGACGGCGGGTCAGGGCCGTCGCCGTGGACGTCCGCCCAGTGCGCTTCGATGGCATCCCGGCCGCCGTGCACCGGGTCAAGGTGGGCGGGTATCCACTGCCAGGTGTGGGCGGGGCAGCCGGGGGACAGGCATCGCCACCGCGGCCGCTGGGTCGGGGGTCTCACCGGTCGTCCTTCCCTGCGAGCATCCGCAGCTCTTCGTTTACGAGGCCGTCAACCCAGTCGGTGGGACGCCAGACCCAGTGGTCGGCTCCGGCGTCGTACAGTGCGTCCTGCCACAGTTTCTGGTCGGCGCTGAGCCGGCCCCGGTCAGACTTGAGTTCTCGGAAGGCGACCCCGCCGGGGCCGACGATTACCAGGTCGGGGAACCCGGCACCGTCGGCGCCGACGGGGGTGCGCCAGCCCAGGTCGGTGCGCGCGGGGCGGAAGTGGGCGACGCGCAGGTGCAGCAGCCGGCACAGGTCGATGACCGCACCTTGCAGGTCTCCTTCGCCCATACGGCTAGCCATCGGTGGCATCCTCGTCGAAGGGGTGGTCGAGGAACGTGTTGAAGTCGAAGTCGGTCTGGGTGACGCACGGCTCGCACTGGTAGTCGTAGACGTTGCCGGCGATGTGCACGCCGTCTGTGGCGACGCCACAGGTGGGGCAGGTGCCGCGGCTGGGTGGTCCTGGCCGGTGTGAGCTGGCGGATCGGGTGTGCTCAGCCATCGGTGCCCGCCTCCTTGACGGCTTGGATGGCGCCGACGAACCGTTCGCCGATCGCGACCAGGGTCATCCCGCTGGGGGTGTGCGTCATCCGCAGCGGCCCTTGCTGCCTGACTTTGGCGAAGTCGGCCAGGAACCGTGCGTTGTACGTGATCTGCCGCACCGGTTCGGCCACGTCGTGCCGCGCGAGTAGGCCGCGGATGTCCGGGTCGGGGTCGACGGCCATGCAGCGGACGACCATCGTGATAGCGCTGTGGCCGGTCAATCTTGACCGGTCGACGACCAGTTGTTCCCCGGCGGCGTCGACAACCCGGCGGACACTCACCGCCACCCCGCCAGCTTCTTTGGCGGGCAGCTTGTACGCGCCGATGATGTCCTTGGCGTCGTCGAGCGCGATGTGCACGTGCCACTTTTCGAAGATGTCGTCGGCACCCCAGTCGGCGAACAGGTCGTCCTGCCGGTCGTCGTCCGGTTCGTCGTCGGGGTTCCAGGTTGACCAGGCGATGCGGTACCGGTCGGTGGACATGGCGTGCAGCGCGGCGCCGTCCCATTCGACGCGGATGGCGTTGAGCACTGGCACTTCGGTGTCGGGTGAGGCAAATGGCACGGTGTCGGCGAGGATGCCCACGAGGTCGGTGGTGGGGATGGTGACGGTCATGCCGGTTCACCTGCCTCGGGCTCACTGTCGGATTGCGCGTACCACGTCAGGTCTTCCTCGACGACGACCCGGTAGGCCAGCGCCATGGCCCGGTACCGCACGGCCGTGAACACGTCGAAGTGTTCCCAGTACTCGGCGGCCAGCCTCTCGTACGTCCGCTGTTTGGCGGTGATGCGTGCGGCGAGCGGGGTGACGTCAGGCATCGGTGCCTGCCTCGGGTGGGGTGGCCACCTCGGGCCACGTGTCCGGCTCGTCGACGACCTCACCGTCGATCGCCTCCGATTCGTCGACCGGCACCGACAGGTCAATGTCGGCGATGGCGGTGGAGGTGCGAGCCTGCTCGTCGTTACCGACCGCCTGCTGATACTCCACGGACATCGGAGCCGTCTTGCACAGCCGCCGGAGCACCGTCTTCTTGGCCATCTCCGGATAGTCGGTGACCCACGGTCCGTCCTTCGCCGCCTTGCTGCGCTTGCGGATCCGCTCGACCTCAGCCTTGGTCATGACATCGAAGTCCTTGCCGCCGTCCTTGTAGACGATGACGGCATACACGTGGGTGAGTGGCTTGTCGATGTCGTCGGCGGGCTTGTGCTCCAGCCGCGGGTTCAGCCCGAACTCGTAGTCGAAGCTGTCATCTGGTCGGACCACCCGGGCGTAGACCGTGGACACCTGCCCGGAGCGGCGTGCCAGGTCGACCAGGCCGCGGTAGCCGGCGATGAACGTGACCTCTGACGGGCAGTCACAGTTCTGCCGGTCGGTGCAGTTGCGGCGGTGCTGCTTGTACGGCACGTAGTAGGCGTGGCCGAGCGGCCCGGGTTCGAGGCCGAGTTGGGCACTGGTCATCAGCGCGCCGAGGAACGACGCCGGGGTGCACTCGGCCAGTTTCGGGGTGCGGCGCATGACGGTGACGGCGATGCGGGCCATCCGCTCCGGGTTCAGGTGTTTGGGCAGCGCGCGGGCGATCTCCGGTTTCATGGCCTCGATCTGCTGGGCCAACGTCTTCTGCTTGTCGGCGAGCTGCTGGTTGCGCCGGGCGATGGCACTGCTGGTGTTGCTCACAGGTACTCCTCTTCGGTGGTGGTGTGCTGGCGTTCCACCCAGGCGGGTAGACCGACCAGTGGTATGTCGCCGGGATCGGTGTGCGCCGGCCAACGGCCGGACTCGACACAATCCCGGTAGATTTCGATGGCCTCCCGGTTGCGCTGCCGGCCGATGGCCAACGCGTCGACTTCGGGTTCGACCACGCTCACCAGATACGGCGCCGTGACCTCTTGGAACACGAAGTAGAACGAGGTGCCGTCGTAGGCTCCGTCGAGCGTCGCGGCGCCGTCGAGATACCAATCGGCCTGGGCTGCGTAGCCGTAGTCCCACATGGCTCTGCGGATGTGGCCGAGGTCTGCCGACCGGCAGCTCTTGTAGTCGACGACAACCGGAGGGCCGTCGGGGTCCGGTCGGGACATGGCATCCAGGCGGGCGCGGCGCCAGATCGTGGTCTCGGGATCGACCCAGAACAGTGACTGTTCGGCGGCCATGGTGTCCGGGTTGAGTAGCTCGTTGGCGATGGGATGCTCCCGCAATGCGGTGAACATGCGCCGCACCTGTTCGTGTTGCGCGGCCAGCAGCGGCACCCGGCCGGCGGCGTGCGCGTCGTCCCGTATCTCCCGCGCCACCTTCGTCCGCCAGTCTGCCGCCTCCACCACCACCAGCTGCGGTCCGACGCCTAGCATCAGCCGGTGCGCGGCGTGCCCGAGGTCGTATTCCGGCTTCGGTGTGGGCGGGTGGTCACGCTGGTAGGCGTACCGGGCCGGGCAGGACGGTGGTAGGAGCATCCGGGCGCCGGAGGAGGACAGGCTGCCGCCGGGTACCGGGTCGGCATGGTAGTCCGCGTCGCTCAGCTGGTAGACGCCTGGCTCGGTGATGACGGTGCCCATCAGCGCCTCCCGCTCATGCCGTCGACGTGCCGCCGCCACGCACCCAGCCAGGCGGTGGCCAACTTGTGGCCGTGTTCGCAGCGGCCGGTGGGCCGCTCCACGGCGGGCATGGGGCAGCCGCGGCGGAACAGTTTGACGTGCCGGGCACACATGGCGGTGGCGACGGCCAAGTCTTGCGCGGCGGTCACGGCGTCACCTGCCGGTAGAGCCGGGGGTGGCGGTCGACCATGGTGGCGAGTAACGCGTCGAGGGTGCCCGAGGGCAACGATGCGTAGAGCGCGTCGTAGATCAGGCTGGCGTCGCGTTGCGCGTAGTCGTCAGGCGGGTCGGCCGGCATGTCGATGTCGACGCGGATGTGCACAGTGTCGGTGGGCTCGTAGCTGTACCCGGGCGCCGCCTTGTACACGTTGACGATGCGGGTCACGGCTGCACCTCCGGTGCGTCTTGGACCAGCCGGTAGCCGGTGGACGTGGGCCGCGCGAACCGGACGACTGCGATCTGCGTCTGCCGGCCGCGCATGTCCCGCGGCCGGCAGACGCTACTAACCGGGTCGTCGACGAGCCGCTGAGTGCTGTCCGTGTTGGTCAGGACGGTGCACACGGCTATCAGCCGGTCCGTCCATTCGCCGGGCCAGATTTCGTCGACGCGCAGGGTGCGGCCGGTCGCGCGCGGGTCGTTGTCGGCCCAGATTTGCCCGGGCCGCACGGTCGGGGTGTCGCTCACGTTGTCCTCCCGGTGATGGGTGCGGGGAGCTCCGCGCCGCCTGGGCAGCCGTGGCCGTGGCCGCGTACCCGGCCGTCTTGCCGCAGCGCATGCTCCTCGCCGCAGACAGCGCAGGTGGCACGGTCAGCCATGGCCGCGCGGAGCAGCCGAGGTAATTCGAGGACGTCACGGTTGCGGCGTAGGACACGCCGGGCGACGCGGATACGCCAGGTGGCTTGTTGCCGGTGCCACCACCGCAGCACGGCGGCTGGGGTGCGCGCCCAGCGCACAGCGGTCATCACTCCTCCTCGTCGTACGTCAGGTGATCGACTAGGGGATCAGACTCGCCGTCTTCGTCGACGGGCTCTTCCTCGTCGGACCCGTAGGCGAGGTAGTCCAGGTACCACAAGATCCGCTCCATGAGGTCGCGGTGCATCACGTAGTTCAAGTACTCCAGCAAGATCATGAAGAACAGGGCGCCGCCGACGGCCATGACCACGAACGCGGTCCACGGGGTGCTCACGAGTCGCCCCCCGTCAGGGTCAGGGCGATCAGCGCAGTGCCGTAGCGTTGGATCTCGGCGCCGTAGAAGCCGCAGTCTGCGGCGGCGGACTGGCGGCGCGGGTCTCCGGCGGCCAGGATCTCCGCGTCGGCCGGGTGCCGGCCGTAACTTTTGTAGGCGTCGGTGATGGTGACGAAGCGGCGTTTGGCGTCCTCGTAGCAGCCGATCGCATGCAACATCCGGTCGCGCAGATGGGTGGTGGTCAGCTCGCTCACAGCCCGCCCCCTTGGTGGTCGAGGTGGACGCAGCGGCCAAACTGGCACTGTTCCGACTGTGACCGTTCTCGCGGGGACAGTCCGCCGGCGATGCCGTACCGGTGCCGGTCGTCGGCACCACGCTCAGCGGTCATGATCCACTCCAGGCATTGGAAGCGGACCGGGCATTCTGTGTTGCACACCGCCTTGGCCGCCATGCCGGTCTCCCCGGGCAGCGGGAACCATGCGTCGAAGCCGAGCGGGTGGTCGCGGCAGGCGGCGCGTAGCCGCCAGTCCAGGTCGGTAATGGTGACGGTCATGGTGTGCTCCCGGTGGTGTGCAGGGTGGCCGGCCATCCGGTGTGGTCGAACTGGTCGAGCACCGCGGCGAAGTCCAGCTGGTCGAGGCGCCATTGGTGGTAGGCGGCCCAGGCGGGTAGGACGGTGGCTGCGTCGGCGCGGGTGGCGGCCGGGCCCAAGAACTGTCGGATGGCTTGCACGGCTTCGTGCTCGATGTGCTCAGCCATGGTCGGCCTCCGCCCCGCGGTCACGCACATAGCGGGCAGCTTCGCGATAGCCGCTGTGGTAGGCCGGTGACATCGCAGGCGCGCCATGCTTCAGTTCCGCGTCGAGCGCGTCGGCGATGGCCTCGGCGGCTGCCGTGCGGCCCTGGGCGTATCCCTCGTCGTAGGCCACCTGCTCGGCGTGGGTGGGGTGGATGACTGCGCCGGTGGCGCTGGGCGGCCTCCACCCGGCAGCGACCATCGCATCCAACACGGTGCGGGCAAAACCGGCGCACTCGTCGATGTCGCATGGTGGGCCGTCCTCAAACCATGCGCAGCCAGCATCCGGGTCAGATGGGCAGGCGTGATCGTGGATGGCCCGTGCCACCAGCCCCACGTCGTGGCGTTCGGTGTAGACCTGCTCAGCCATGTTCACCGCCACCCTTCGAGGTCATCCTGCGAACGCCGGTCCGCCAACCCGCTGACCCGGGCCGCGTGCCGGGCCTGCTCCCATTCCCGGCTGGCCGTGCGTACCAGCCGCCGGTCGAGCAGGTGCAGCCCAGCGACGGCGGCCACGGCGAGCGCCAGCCAGAACAGGCCGATCACTGTGGTGCTCATGTGGCACCTCCTTGTCGCGGGACGTTCGGGACGCTGCCCCAGGGCGCGCGCAGCGTCCCGAAACGCGCACCCTGGGAGTTGTGGTGGCCGGGCGCCGCCGCGGTCTGGTTCGGCAGCACGGCGGCACCCGGCGGGTACAGGTGGTGTAGCAACATCTCGCCTATGAACTCGGTGAACGCGGGCGGAACCGCCTGCCTCGCCTCGTACTTCGTCATCCAGGTACAGCCCATGGCGTCGGCATACGCGCGTTCCGCCTTGTGCATAAATGGGAGCAGCCGACGATGGTGGTGGCACGGCGGAAGCAGTTGGAACGCCTGCCAGTTGCCGAACTGGAAGACACGGTGTCGCTTCACGGCGAGCCCGAACTGTGTCCCACACAAAATCAGGTCGCGTCGCAGTGGCGCCTCGGGCACGTTCTCGACCACCCAGGGCACGTCGAAACAGCCGAGCATGTGCAGCGTCGGGGTGAGCAGGTCGGGGTGGTCGTCCTGGTTGCCGCGCCATCTGGTGACGTTGGCAAATCTTGGGCAGGGCGGGGACGCGTGGATGGCGTCGTACTCGTGGCCGTGGACGGCCAGGTACGTCAGCGCGTCGGCCTTACGGAACTTGAACGGGTACCGCGGCTGGGGTTCGATGTCCACGCCCACCACGTCGAAGCCGGCCTGGTGGTATCCCGTCGCTGCGCCACCGGGTCCGCAGTAGAGATCCAGGATGCGTGGTCGGCTCACCGTGCACCTCCGGAGATTGCTCCCGGCAAACCCTTGACGGTGTACCCACACCCGATGTACGGTGTAACTACACCACCTAGGAGGCCACGATGACCACCCAGCCCACCGCCACCCACGGCCCCGACATCGCACGGGCCATCCGCAACCACGACCCCGCCACCGTGGCGCTGGTCGAGGACCTCATGCGCGGACAGCACGGCACCCTGGACCACCTCGACGCACGCCGGTTCACCCGCGCCGCGCGGCAGGCCATGGCCGACGCCATCGGCCTCGCGCTCATCGGCGAGCTGGCCGACTACTGCGAGACGCTCGACCTCGACGTCCCGACCCTGAGGGGCTGACATGCCCAACCAGCCGAAGACCCCACTACGCAACGTCCGCGTCGACGACCAGCTGTGGACGGCGGTGCAGGCCAAGGCGGCCGCGCAGGGGCGCACCGTGTCCGACGTGATCCGGGACATGCTGCGCCGGTACGTCCGCTGAGTGGCCCGGCCCGGGGCGGACAGTGGGGAGCCATCGGAACCCCGGGCCGGACGTGTGGGCGCGCCGCCCCGGGTCACGACCGGGGCGGCGCGCAGCCCACCGGCACGCGGTACAACGCGCGCCACGGTGGGCGCCGGCCGGGTCGGAGTGCCCGGCCGGAGTGCGGTGGGGGTCAGGGCAGCGCTCATGACGCACCGTCCATCCATGACACGCCTGCCGTGTCGCCGCGGACGTACAGCGGATGCCGCGGCTGCCCGCCCTTGGTGGTGCCCAGGCACAGCGGCGAAATCCGCCGGTTCCGCAGCAGCTCCATCACCTGCTGGGCACGCTCGGCGGTGCCCGGGTGGGCGCCCCACGCGCACACCACCGGGCCGGCCGGCTGGTCATCGGAGAGCAGGGACGCGATCACCAGGTCGTTGTCGGGTCCTACCGGGTCGGGATGGTCGCGCAGCTCCCGCGGGTCGGTGGCGCGCAGCCCGTACAGGTTCACCACGCCGATCCCGCCGCAGGTCCACCGCCTGGCGAACCCGGCGCATCGGCGGATGGTGGGGTCGTCAACGAGAGCATCGGCGGTGGACGGGTTGAGCATCACGAACACGGCCAGCGGCCGTGCCGACCACCGGCGGGTCAGCGCGTACCGGTAGGTGCGGCACGGGCTGAACGTAGCTGTGGCCGCGCCCAGGATGTCCCGGTCGACCAGCAGGCCGGCGCTCATGACGCACCTCGCCGGCGTGGGTGGATGAGTGCGGTGGTGGTCAGGTAGGCCAGGCCGAGCAGCGCCGGCCACGTGTCGCCGATGACCCGCGGGGCCAGGACGGCCACGGTCAGGGGCATGCCGGCGGCGACCAGCAGCGCGGCGGGCAGTGCAAGCAGGCGCAGCAGCGGGGTGGTGGCCCACACGGCCACATGCCGGCGGATCATCGGGCACCTGCCATGCGGCGCTGCTCACGCTCGTAGCAGGCACTGCTGTACGCGCTGGTGCAGGGGCGGCAGCGGCAGCCCCAGTTGCCGTACGTGGACTCGCGGCCGTGTGGTACCAACGTCGGGTCTGCGGCCAGCCGGGCACGCCGGGTGGCCTGCTGCTGGCGAACGTCGGCGGCGTGGCCGGCCCGGCACCGGTAGCAGCGGCAGCCGTAGTTGTTGTAGCCGGATGCGCCGTGGGTGAACCCGCCGTTGGGTGCACGTTTCATCGGGCACCGCCCGGGATCTGGTCGAGCAGGTCAACGGTCACCGTCGTCCGCGGCGGCAGAGCCGGCAGCCACGCCAACGCCGAGGCGGCCACGTGGTGCAGCCCGCAGCCGTGCGGCCATGGACGCCGGCACACGCTGCGTCCGACCACAGCCGCCGTGACGCACCACGCGGGGGCGAACGTGGCCACGGCGGTGATCGTGTCCGGCCAGCGGGGTGGTTCCGGCCGGGTGCCGGGGTCGCCGGTCTGGTCGGCGATCCAGTACCCGTCGGCGCCGCCGTGCTGGCCGGCGCGGGTGATCCAGCCCAGCCCGCGGCTGCTGATGACGACGGTGCCAACCGGGAGCGTGGTCATGACGTACCGCCCAGCTGGTTGAGCACGGCTCGGCCGGCGTCGGTCAGCTCCCACGTCATCCACCGGCGGTCCCGCTCCCCCAGGGTGATCAGCTCACGGCGGGCCAGGGCCTTGACGGTGCTGGTGACGTCCCACCCGTAGTGTCGGCTGGGCTTGCGCGGGCCGTACACGTCGCAGCGCACCTTCTCCTCGCCGACGGCGCGCAGCACGGTGAGCATGGCCGGGGACAGTCCGGCGACGGTGGTCACGACTCGGCCCTGCCGGCGATCTGTTCCCGGTACCGGTCCACAACCAGCCCGACCTGGACCATCGCCAGCTTCGCGTCGGCGTTTTGTGACCGCTGGTAGCCGATCACCTGGCACGCCAGGCAGGCGATGATGCGCGGGATGTCCTCCCGGCGCTGCTTGGCCACCAGCCACGTAACCCGGTCAACTGCCTCGCTCAGGGTGTACGGAGTTCCGCCGCCGTGGTCGACCTGAAAAACCAGTGCCTGCGCGATGTCGAACACATTGGTCGGCTCATGCTTGCCGGTCACGACGGCTCCCCGGTGATCAGTTCGGCGGCGGGCACCGCGTCCTCACGGCGGAACGGCTCCGGGTCGTTGTGGTGGGCGCCGAGCCGGTCGAGGTGGGCGCTCACCCAGTCGGGGTGCGGGTCGGCCCGATGCCGGCCCTGGTAGCCCAGGCCCTGCCAGTTGACTTCGGTGATGCTCATCGGGTTCTCCAGGTGGTGAGCGCGCCGGCCAGGGTGAGTAGCGGCAGCAGCGGGAGCAGGAACAGGACGCGGAGCAGGCAACAGCCCTTGCGGTCGGCGGCTTGTCTCGCGGCGCGGCCGGCGGCACGTCCGGCGGCTCGGCCGTGGTAGTAGTCGGCGGTGTTGCGCCGCTTCGGCTGCCGCGGGTCGACCGGGTGCGGGGTGCGGGTCATGGCGCACGCTCCGCGTCCCGCATCACGGCGCAGGCGTAAGCGGCGGCGATCTGACCCGGCTTACTTCGCATCGCGGCCAGGTAGATGATGTCTTTGAGCACGGCCTGGGCGGGTATCCCGTCGGCGAGCGCGTCGCGTGCGAGTTGGACCAGGCCTGCGTGGATGTCGCGGCAGGCTGCCATCTGCTGGTCGAGTTGGGCGTCGGCCATGCTCATCGGGTGCCTCCCGGGTGGCGTGCTGGGGTGGCGGCGAGTAGGCAGCCGACGCCGGTCAGGGCGAGGCCGAGCAGGGTGAGGGTGGCGACCGGCCCCCAGGTCATCCGGGCGACGGCGGCGGTGGGGATGGCGGCGACCATGGCGAGGCCGATGCAGGTGAGCACGAGTTGGCGGATCATGACGCCACCCCCAGCAGCGTCCAGGCGGCGTCGAACAGGTCCCGCTCCGCCTCGGTGTAGATCGCCACCGGTCGCATCGCGCCGTCGACGAACCGGTCGAGCTTGGTAGGCTCCTCACCGGTGCGCTGGATGTAGAGCCGCTTGACCGACTTGCCGAAGTTGCCGGACAGCGACCGGAGCGCGGCGCCGGTGACGCCCTTCTCCTGGAGGTACTCGCCGACCGTGAGTGGTCGGGTGGCCGGGTCGATCTCCGGCTCTTCCCCGAGCGCGCGGGCGGCGACGTGGCGGGCCTTGGCCTCCAGCCAGCGCGGGTCGACGATCCCCGACAAGGACCGCAGCACGCGGGCCTGTGCTTCGGCATGGCCGATGATCGTGGCGAGCTGGTCGTCGGTGGCGCGCGGGTTGATCGCCCCGCCTTGGGTCCAGTACGCCTCGATCGCGTCGGCGACCTCAGACTGGTAGGCGACCAGCAGCGGCCGAGCACTCTCGCTGACTCGGTTCTCGTCGATGGTGGCGAGCAGCATCAGGAAGGTGCGGACGTCGACCGTGACCATGGGCCGGACCTTGCCGTCCGCGCCAACCGTTGTGCTGGTGACAACGGTTGCCCATGACTTGCCCTGGAGCTTGCGGTACTGGTTGGCGTAGTCGATGCCCAAGGCCTCGATCGCTGGCTTGAGCACAACGTGCGGCCGGCCTTCAACATCAACTGCGAGCACTTCGGTGCCGCGGAATGGGATGCGGACCAGGGCGGTCATGATGCCGGCTCGTCGGTTGCCTGGTCCGGGTGTGGCCGGGTACTTGGGAGCCTGATTCCCCGCTGGCCGTCACCAGCGGGTACTAGGGCCTCTTTTCCCCGGCCTCCGGCGCCCGGCGTCCCGGGCGAGTCTGTGGCCGGCTCGGTGGCTGTCTGGCCGAACCAGCGGCGAAGCATGGTGTGGCTGACTTCGATCCGCGTGGCCGCCTCGATCTCGTTGGCCAACGTCCGCCAACTCAAGCCGGCGGTCCTGCCCGCGGCGACGTACTCCGCGAGCGTCACATCGTTCAGGCGCTCTTGGATCAGCCGCTGAAGGCGGGTGGTGGTGGTCTCCGTCATGCAACAAAGTTTCCGCCACGGGACTTCATCTCCGCAAGGGGACTCGCGTCATCCTTTCGGGTAAAAGTTGCCGGCTGACTGGAACGGTGACCATTGCGTTACGCCATCCCACCGTGTAAAACTCTTGCCATGGAGACAGCGGTTGATGCGCCCACCCGGGGAGCCATCCCAACCGACACCTTCGCGGCGCGGCTGATGCTGGTCCGCCTGCACGGTGGGAACCTGACCGCCACGCAGGCGGCTGAGCGGTGTGGGCTGACGCGAGAGAACTGGATCAACTGGGAGCACGGCGGAAACCCGCGCGACTTCCCGGCCACCGTCGAGGCGATCAGCGAGGGTTTGGGGATCGACCGGGACTGGCTGAGCTGGGGCGGCCCGCTCGCCCAGCCCGAACGGCGCGGCCCGCGCACCATCACACGCCGCCGCACGCTTAACAAGACGTATGCGACACCACCCGTCCGGGCGACCGGGCCGCGGTCCCAACGGGTGCTACTCGCCCCCGGGCATGCCGGCGGCCGCCACCCGACCAGCCGACCCGCGTCCGCTACGTCCGGCACAACCCCGGCGGAGCTCCGCCGGCCGGCCATCACCGGCCACACCCACTCCGGTAGCAGCACGTGACCGTCACCGCACACTCTGATCTGATGCACTCGGATCTGCTCGAGGAGTACCTGGCAGACCTGGTACATACGGCAGCGGCCGGCACTGTCGCCACCTACACCACCGCGCTGCGCATGGCCCACCATCACCTGCCCGCCGGTGTGGTCGTCGCCACGACCGCCGAGCTCCGGGCGTGGCTCACCTCCCGCGACTGGGCGCCGGCGACCCGCTCCACCTACCGTGCCGCCCTGCGCAGCCTGCACAAGTGGCTGGTCGACCGGGACTACTCAGACTTCGACCCCAGTGCCCGGCTGCCCCCGGTGCGCATCCCCCGCCGGCTGCCTCGGCCCGCCACCGACGAGGAGACCCACAGGATCCTGACCCGCGCCGACCCGCCGGTGCGGCTGTGGGCGCTGCTGGCCGCGTACACCGGCGCCCGCTGCGTCGAGATCTCCCGGCTACGACGCGAGGACATCACCCAGACCAGCGTCCGGCTGGACGGCAAAGGCTCCAAGGAGCGGACTGTGCCCTGCCACCCGCTGGTGTGGGCCGCGGTGGTCGACCTGCCCGCCGGGTTGCTGGCCGGTGGCGCCGGCGCGAAGCGGATCTCCGACCGCGGCCGGTACGAGCTGCGCCGGCTCCGGCTGACCGGCGGGCTGCACCGGCTCCGCGGCTGGCATGCCACCGCGGCACTGGGCGGCGGGGCGAACCTGCGCACCGTGCAGGAGCTGCTGGGGCATGCGTCACCGACGACGACGCAGGTGTACACCTTGGTGCCGCCGGCCGCGCTGACCGCCGCGGTCAACGGCCTGCCGGACCTGGCCGGATGACCGGCCGCCGCTGCTCCGGCCGGAGCTCGGTGGCCAGCGGCAGCGGCGGGTCGCCGGCGATGACCACCCGCGGGATCCGCTGCGGGTCAAGGTGGCCGGGGTGGCCGACGACCAGCAGGTCGAGCAGCCCGGCATGCAGCAGCTGCCGCACGTCGGACCAGTGGCGGACGACGGCGGTCAGGTCCCAGCCGTGGAGCTCCACGGTTTCCGCGCAGATGGCCAGCCAGCGGTGCAGCTCGAGACCGGACGGCACGTAGATCACGGAGCGCAGAGGGTCACCCATTCGGGTGACCCTGCTCGGCGAGGAAGCGTTCCAGCGCGGCCATGACCAGCCCGGACACCGGCATCCGGTGGGCGCGGGCGTACCGCTCCGCCCGCTCCCACAGCGCAAGGTCCTGCTCGCGGACGTAGATGGTTGTCTGCCTGCCCATATGGATGACACTTAACCCGCATGGGGGTATGCGTGTCCCCGGATACGCGATAACGTGCGGCTGTGCGGCCCGGCCGTCACACGCTGCCCGGCGTAACCGCCGGGCCGCACCCTTAGGAGGTGGGACCGGTGTCAGACGGGGTTGGTGCACCGGGTAGCCCGTGGGCGGAGGCGGTCGACGTGTGCGCCCGGCCGTGGCCAAGCCGGGCCGAGGCGCTCGAGCAGGCGGCGTGGCTGCGCCGGGATGACTGGGTGGTGCCGGCATCGACCGGGCCGGGTGTGCCGCGGGAGGATGGCACGGTGGTCATCGCCTCGGTGTACGACCCGCGGGACTGGTCCTCACCTGGGGACATCAGCTACGTGGTCGAGTGAGGTGGCGGCCAGCCCGGGGTTCAACCCCAGCCGGGAGCACGGCGTTGCGCGGGCCGGCCTGACTCCCCGATGATCAACCGGGGAGTGCTCCATCGCAGCATCAGGGGCATCGGGGCCGGCTGCCACGCCGGGTCATAGTCCGGATGGTCGGCGAATGGGGCGGCCAGTTGCCTAGCCGCGAACTCCAGAGCGATCAGTCGCGCAGTCCTGACGGGTAGCGAATCGACATCACGGCTGACGATCGCCTCTTGCCACGACTGCCCCGCCTGGTCGTACGCGTCAACGATCGCCCGCTTGGCCGCCACCTCGGCCAACACCCGCGCCGGGTCGTGGCTGGCGATGTGGATCGCGGCGGCACGTGGTGCCACGACTAGGCCGTCGAGGTCACCACCAGCCACCTGGACGACGCCGGTACACGGTATATCCCACTCGCGGTAGCCGTCGCCGTCATAAGCCGCCTCCGCGTCGCGCTGTTCCTCGTCGTACCGGGTGCGTAGGAACTCGATCAGGGTGGTCATGCCGGGTGGTCCTCTCGTACCGGCTCCCACTCGGTCTCAGTAACCGTGCGCCGACTCAAGTGGGGGCCATCCTGCCAGCCCATGCCATCGGCGATTAGCTCGATGAAACTCCGCGCTGCCTTCTCGGGGTCCTGGTCGGGAGTTTGTCGCCGAGACCAGGTGAAGTCGTAGGCCGGATAGCCGTTGCCAGGCTCCCCGGTCACCCGCCACTCCTCGTATGTCGTCATGCCGGGTGGTCCTCTCTGACGCGCAGCACGGCGCAACGGCGCAACCACTCCTCCATCGGCTCCAGCCGCTCGACCGTCCGACCGTCGGGCAAGGTGATGCGGACGACCTTGCGCGGCGACACGAACAGGATGGTGTCCTCGGCTACGGCGTCGCTCTCGATGATGCTGTCGAACAAGCTCACCATGTCTCCCCCATCTGCTGATCCGCGGAAATCCGGCCGATCTGGTCCAGCCTGTCGCGCAGCCACAACACTTCACGCTCCGCCTTCGCGGCGCGCTGCTCGGCCTTCGCCGCCCGTCGCGCCAGGTCTTCGTTGGCCCCACGCTCCTGCGCGGCGAACCAGGCTTGGGCGGCTTCCGCCGGCAGGCCGCAGTACGGGCATTCGTCGCCGCCGGAGAACGCTTCGTGGATGGCTGAGGTGTACGAGTGGCACGCGGGGCAGATCGCCTTGTCGCTCACGTGGCACCCCCGTATCGGATGGAGATCACGTGGCCCCTCCTTCGGTGGGAGCGTGCCCACGCTCGCGCTCAATCTTGGCCAGCTGCCGCAGATGCTCACGGCTCCACACGTGGTCGGTGGCGCGCAGGATCTCAGCCAGGCTCACGACCGCCACCTTGCCCACCATCGGAACAGCCGCACGCTTGGGCCGGCAATCAGGTCCCTCCTTCGGTGGGAGCGTGCCCATGGTCGAGGCTCACGCTTAGCCAGTTGCCGCAGGTGCTCCCGGACTTGGTCTGGTGTCATGTGCCGGATGGTCCGGAAATCCAGGTACGAGAAGTACCGATGCTCTGCGGTCCGCCACGGTTGCGCGAGATACCGGTCAACGGCAGGTGCGCGCCATCCGCGGCCGGTCTTGCTGTTGCAGGTGCCGCAGAGCAGGCCGCGCACAGCCCACCAGCCCAACCACGCGTCATGGTCGATGAACAGCCGACCGTACGGGCTGTCCTCGCCTGGAATATCACAGATCTCACAGCGACCACCTGACCGCAGGATGAGGAGGTCGAACTCGTCGCACAGCATCCGGTACCTCTTGTGCTGGCAGGTGCTATGCAGGTTGGTGATCACTGCGGGCGTTGGCTTGTCGGTCATGACGACACCTCGCCGCGGTGGCGGGCCACATAGCGGCCGAGCGCGCGGCGCACCACATCCGGCACGCTCTCCTTGCGGGCGGCGGCGACGGCCAGCGCGGCGTGCCATAACTGGTCGGGAATCCGGATGGTGCGCACGGGTGGGGTCCCGGTGGTGCGCGGTCGCCCGGGCCGCCGCTTCGGGGTGTCGTCCATGCCCACTAGCGTATCACGTCAACCACAGCCAACGTGTCACGCGATTTAGCCGAAAGGATGAGCTGTAGGACTTGCACCCCAGAGTTTGCGTGATACGCTTATCCCATGAGAACAACGGAGACCCAGACCAGGCAGTGGGGATGGACCCGCAGCGGCCAGCTGTGGTGCACCGGCTGCCGCGGCACCGGCCAGGTCCCCTGCACCCACACTGACATCGACGCCACCGGCTGGTGCCGCACCTGCGACCAGCCGGCCGACGAGCCCCAGCCGCAGACCACCTGCCACACCTGCGAGGAGGAGTGACCATGGACGCCACCACGATCTACCGCGACGCGCGAAACCGCAGCCTCGGCATGGTGTATCTGCGCCCCGAGGCGCACGCCGCCTACGTGCTATGGCTCAACCGGTGGTACGGCCGCATCGACCAGCAGCGGGGACTCCTGGTCCGCGACGAGTTGGACGCCACCAAGCTGACCGCCTACGGCGACGTGTGTGCACAGCTTGCCGAGTACGTCATCGCTGACGCTGCCGCCGCCGACCTGCCGCCGCAGGCAGGGGCGGGCGCCTACATGAGCGGGGCGGAGTTCGCGGCAGCTCAGCGGATACGCGCCGAGCATGACCGGCTCGACCTGCCGCCCCCGCCGCCCGTCTTGGCGTGGGACGACTCCGAGGTGTGCAGCCACGGCGTGAGCATCGACGCCGACTGCCACCGATGCGACATGTGAGGAGTAAGGATCATGACCACCACCGCTGACCAGAGCTACACCGTCCAGATCCAGGCCGGCGTGCCGAACACCCCGATCACCATCGCCGACAAGGAGACGTTGGAGAACCGGCGGGTGGTCGGCTACCGCGCGGCCGACTGGCAGGCGATCACGCCGCCCGAGACCGTCACCGATCCCGGCACCGCCGCCGAGCTCGCCCGCAACATCCTGTACCAGCAGGACGCGGCCGAACTGACCGGGCAGGGTCTGGTGCGGGTGCGGGTGTGGGAGGGCGCCGACGCGGACACCGGCACCGAGCCGACCGCCGTGGCCTACGACGAGGAGTGAGAGCGATGACCACCAACACCCGACCGGCCGAGATCGCCCAGGCCCTGCGCACCCTCGGCGCCACGGACTGGCGAGCGGCGGGTTTGCTGCTCGACGCGGCACCGCTGCCCCTGTCCCGGCAGGAGCGTGATGCGGTGATGGCCGAGCTCGGCGCGCTCATCCGTGCAGAAGTGTTCGCCTTACCAGCCGACGAGGAGTGAGGATCATGAGCGAATACCGAGAGCGCGCAACCGTGTACCACACCTGCACACTCCCGACCGACCACCCGCAGTACCGCACGCAGGATCACTGCCAGGGCTGCAACGTTGCTCGCGCGCTGTTTGGGCACCCGGCCGGGGTCGGGCCAGAGGGCCAGGGCCACCATCAGGATTCCTTGAACTTTTGCACCGTTCCCGGGTGCCAGATCTGTGAGGAGTGACCATGCGACCTGTGACCGTGTGGGACGTGTGCCAGATGGCCACCCGGGTCGGCGACTCGGCTTGGCGTAAGGACTACGGCTCGTACCGTCGCCGTCTGCGGGCGATGCTGCGGCTGGCGTCCGCCCTGGACCTGCAGACCCGCTGACGCTGCCCGGTCCGCCCCTTGCACCCACCCAACCTACGAGGATTGAGGACCGCCCCCACCATAGATGAGCTCGAAGACAAAACCAGCCACACCCCAACCGATCACCGACACGGAGGAACACATGAGCAAGCAAGGCATCCCGGTACAGATCGAGCAAGGAATGGTCATCCGACCCGGTGACACACTGATCCTCCGGGTACCGCTGTACACAACCCCCGAGTTGGTGCACAAGACGAAAGAACGAGCTGCCGAGGTGCTGTCCGACGTCAACCTAGTCGTCATCGCCGCCGAACAGATGGCCATCTACCGGCCCAACGACACCACCAACCCAATGAACCCCTGTGTCCCGACCAGCTGACCGAGCAGATCGGCTGGTCTGACTTACCGGGACGACGCTGCCCGGTCCCAACCGCCCTGCACCACCTACCTGTGAGGAGTGAGGATCATGGCCACCACATCACCCATCCACACCGGAGGTCCCGATGACCGTTAGCAGGTACGACCCTGAGCACGGCTGGGTGCCGGCCTGCATCGACGACATCGACTTCGAGGTGTACCGGCACGGAAACGGCTGGCTTTGGGAGGGGTACTACCACGATCGGTTGCTGGATTCCGGTGAAGTGCTGACCAAGGCCAGTCTGGCGTGGGCGCTCTGGCGCGCCCGCCACCGGCTGCGCAGGCAGATCGGCCGGGAGTTTGCCCGTAGGCCCTGACGCTGCCCGGTCCCAACCCGCTCCGGCGGGCGGGGGCCGAGTGGCGGAACAGACCCGCCACCCGACCGGCCGAGGGCGACACCCCCCGGCAAGAATGAGTGAATCATGAGCACCATCGACATGCAGCCCCAGCCTGAGCCTTACGACATGACCCAGCCACCCCCGCCCACCCCGGCACCGAAGGCCAAGCGCGGCCGGACGATCTTGGTCGCCGTCGGGACCGGACTGTTCGCCTTCGTCATCGGTGTGGCCGCTGGCGGCGGCGACACCCCGACCACCGACGCCAGCCCTGGCACCAGCACCATCGTCACCACCACCCCGGCGGCGTGCGAAGACGCGCTCACCGCAGCCGAGGACCTGTTCGTCCTGTCCAGCCGCGGGTTCACCCTCAACGCTGAGGCGCTCACCCTGGCCGGTGAGGGTATCGCGGCAGCGGTCGTGTGGGATGCGACCGAGCTCGACAGCATCACCGACGACCTGGAGGGTCTGACGGTGGAGATGGAGTCAGTCGCGGTCGACATGGACACGGCCCACGCGGCGTACGACGAGGCCGCGGAGAAGTGCCGCAGCTGACCCAGCGCACAGCAAACAGCCCGGCCGAGGTCTCCCTCGGCCGGGCTTTGTCCCGCGTGAACAGCAGGCTATGCCAGCTTACGGGCTGGCTTCGATGGAGCCCCGTCATGGAGACCGGGATGACCCACGCTGAATCCGTCGCAGGGCGGGTGGGCGTGCGTACCGCAATGGAGCCCGGTCACGGAGACCGGGATGACGCTACCGTGATGGTACTACGGCTTGTCGCACGCCGCCGGTCGGAAGGCCGGCTCCGGGTTGCCCTGCTGCCCTGGGGCGCAGGCGAAACTCTGGCCCGGGCCCGGGTTGGCCGCGGCGGGTGCCGCGAACGCGCCGGCGGCGAGCAGTCCCACCGCAACCGCAGTCATGATCTTGATACGCATGGTGCCTCTTCTCGTTTTGGCTTGAGCCTCCATTATCGCAGCGAACGAGCCCGGCCGGGAGGGCCACCATTCCCTCCCAGCCGGGCTCCCACCCACTTCACCTACCCGAGTAACGTCTAGTCGATCTTGTCGGGTTTCCGACTCTGGGCACGCTCCCACGGCCACGTCATTCGTTGCGGCGTCTCGGACGCTCGTACCACCATCCCTTGAGCACGTGGATCGGAAACCAGACGGCCAGCGCCGACCAGAGCGCCAGGAACACCCAGAAGCGGGCCGTAGGCCCGTCGGTAACCCCGAGCACGTCCCGGGTCCACTCGCTGGCCGTGCCGCCCACGCCCGGCCAGACCAGTGCTAGTCCCTGGGGGACCCCGAAGAGAATAGGCACCCCAGCCAACAGAAGGACCGGCCAGTAGACCCGCAGCCAGCCCGGATCCTGTCGGCTCACGTCGGCAGCTCGTTGGCCGGCGAGACATACGTGGCGAGCGCCGAGGCGACCACCGCCGCCAGCCCGGCCACCTCCGGTGCCAGCTCCACCCCGGCCAGGTGGGCGACGCCGACCACCGCTATGGCGGTCAACCCGCCCAGGATCGCCGCTACCAGCTTCCGTACACGTGCCATCTCTTACTCCTTGTCGGATAGGGCGGCCAGGAACTCCGCCATCACCTTGACGTGCCGGGCATCGGCCAACGCGTTGTGCTGGCCTTCGGTCTGCTCGGGCATGCTCGGGTTGCCGAGCCGGTCGCACTCCTGCTTCAGGTCGTGGGTATACATCGGCACCCCCTCCGGCAGGTTGACCATCGCCCCCCACAGCTGGCAGAGCACAACATGGTCGTAGGCGCCGTACCACGCCCACAGTTCCACGTCCGGGGTCCCCAGGATGAACTCCGCGATCGCCCTGGCGATCTGCGCGCGGGGCCGTACGTCCGGGTGGTCGGTGTCGAGATGGCCGTGGCGGCACCGGCACTTGAAGCCGGGCGGGTGCTGTTTGAGCGGCAGGGATGGCCACACGTTCTCGACCAGCCACGGATTGCGGAGCAGATTCCCCGTGTTGAACTCCGAAGAGACGGCGTAGAGCTCGCGGCCGTCCTCGGCGACCATGCCGATGCTCACGAGGTCGATCGTCGCCCCATCCTCGACAAACTCGCAGTCGTAGTAAATCCGGGTCACGTCTTCCCTCTCAGTCGCATCGTAGGCTCGGCGGCTCCGGCACCGGATGCTCCGCCAGCGCCGTGCGGTACTCGTCGGAGGCGGCCAGGTAGGCGGCCAACGCCGCCGCGAACTGCTCCTCGTCCTGCTCGGCCACGGCGCGGACCAACTCGTCCAACGCGTCCGCGCGGGCCTGTGCCAGCCCGCCGAGTAGAGCGGTGCGGGCCACGCTGGCATCACCCCACGCCTGCACACAGGTGATCAGCTCCGCCTGCTGCCGGGCGACGCCTTCCACCCGCACAAACCCGGGCACGGCCACCACCGCCAACATCAGCAACGCGGCGAACAGCGGACGGTCCCGCAGCCAGCGGAACATCAGTCAACCACCGCCGCCAGCAGGGCCAGACCCAGCCCCAGGACCAGCCACGTCGTCGTGAACGCGTACTGCCTGACCGTTTGTAGCACCATGGCTTCGTCTCGCTTCGTCGATTCGCATGAAGATCGGACTGAGCAGGATCGCGCCCAGAAAGCTGAGCACGGCCGGCCGGGCCCCGCCGAGCGTGATCTCGAAAATCGCCAGGCCTTGTGCGGCGACCACAACCATGCCGTCGCGCAGTGATCGGCTCACCGCTCAGACTGCTTCGGTGACGTCGCCGGTTGCGGTCACTGTGAAGGTGATCTTGGACGGGGTGAGTCCCGGTGGGCCGACCGGGCCAGGATCACCCTTCGCCCCTGTGGCACCCCTTGGTCCTGCCGGGCCGGTCGCACCCGTGGCACCCTTCGGCCCGGTCGGACCCGCAGCGCCGTCCTTGCCGGCGTACACCCGGGCCATCGCCGCGTGCACCTGGGCGTACGCGTCGCCGGTCACCTCATCCCCGGAGGTGGCCGACGAGCCCATCGCCTTGCGGCAGGCCAGCAGCGCCTTCGCGGTGGCCGGGCCGTAGTCCCCATCGCTGGGGCCCGGGTCGTGACCCGCGCGGCGCAGGATGTTCTGCAGCGCGTACACGCCCTGGCCCTGGTCGCCGATCTTCAGTCCGATCATCGGGTCCCTCCTCACGCTGTCGTCGGCCAGCACCGACAAGACGCCAGACACGGCTGTCCAGTCTGCGCAGAACGCGGCCCAGATGCTGATGTGTATGTGCCACAGGTGGCTGGTGTCGCTGGTGGAGCGCCGGTACGGGCCGGTGTCGGTGTCGCGGATCCGGCCCGCCACGTTCACCGCATCGGTGGTGCCGTAGAAGTCGCGGACCGGGCGCATCCGCGGGTCGTTCCGGTCGGCCGCGGCCAGCAGCCGGCCGGTGTAGGTCCGCATGTTCGCCGCGCTCATGGTCAAGTCGATGGCGCGTGCCTTGTCATCCGGGCCGCGCTCCAGGTCGAGCACGAAGCGGACGGAGTAGCTCCACGGCCAGTTGGCCAGGTTCTCCTCGACGCTGGAGTGGTAGCCCGACTTCCGTGCGTAAATGCCGCCCAACAGGACGCCGGGGATCAGGTCGTCGCACTCCTGCCACAGCCGCCACATCGCCGCGGGGATCCGGCTGGTGTTCGGGTTGTCAGCCATCGCCGAGCCCCTCGGGCAGCGGGCCGCCGGAGCGCAGCGCATCCCACTGCGCATCGTCCAACGCGACCACCTGGTCGCCGTCGACGCGGCGGACATCCCACCGGTTGGGCCGTAGCCGGGCAGTGGCCTGCCGCACCTCAAGGTTGCGGATGGCGTCGAAGAGGTGCCAGTCATGCTTCGGTGCCATAGGACACTCCTATCGGATTACCGATACGGATGATGCGCGGACAGCCGGGATGGTGCACACTGGAGGTAGGCGGCCCCGCCAGCGACTGCGAATCGCGGACGGGGCCTAGGGGATCACCTGACTAGGAGGCTAACCCCATGGGCGTGCACGCTACCCGCCGCGCGACAGCGCTGGCAATCATCCTCCCGGCCATCGCCGGATTCCTCGTCGCCGCAGCCTCACCGACCCAGCCGGCACCGCTGCGGCCGCCGGTCGCGACGTCCAGCTCGGATGTGGTTCCGGTGATGCAGCCGACACCACCGGAGCCGGTCGTCAAGTCTGCGCCGCCGAAGACCAAGCCGAAGCCAGCGGCGCCGGCAGCCCCGGCGCAGCCGCAGACGGTCACCCTGTCACCGGTCACCGCCTACGGCGACCAGAGCGTGCTCGACCAGGGCAAGCTCGTCACCTGGTGGCATGATCCGTGCATCATCGCCGGCCACAACACCGACGGGTGGGCGTTCCTTGCCAACGTTCCGGTCGGGGCGCGGGTGGCGGTCACCGCCGGGGCGTGCGCCGGAACGTTCGAGGTGACCGGGCACCGGTGGGTGGACTACCGCGGGTCGGAGACGATGCCGGCGTGGACAGCCAACCATGATCTGATCTTGCAGTCGTGCGTAGATCCGGTCGGCTCCGGGTTCAGCCTGGCCCGCAAGGTCGGGTAAGGGACCGGCTACCATCGATGCTAACCCGGCCGCAGCGAGCTGGCAGAACTCCTCCGGGGGGGACAGGTACGGCGTGACATCACTGCGGCCGGGCTAGTTCTCGATGTAGTCAACGTAGAGGATGCTGGTCGCGGTGGCCGCACCGTTCAAGGTGGCGCTGCCGGTCCCGGCCTGCCGGTCGAAGGTCAGGTCGAAAACCTTGTCCTCGGTGACGTCCGCCACATACTCGGCCTGCAGCGTGTTGCCGATGAACCCGGTTGTGGTGATGGCCGGGAACCTGCGGCCGGCCAGCGCGGTCCCGGTCACCGAGTCCTCCCGGATTCGCACGTCGAACACGTCGGTGGCCACAGTGAACTGCCAGTACCAGTCGGCGGTGATCCGGTACCGCCGGCCGGCGACCACCGCGGCGGTCACGGTCATCACCGTCGTCTCGGTGGTGGTGACCGCGCTCCCGCTGGTGACAACCCGGGTGGTGGCGATCCGCTCCCCCGGGATGCGCCCGGCGACCAACTCCTGGCCTGCACTGCTCATCAGCCCCACGCCCCCACATAGGCCCGTCGGTGGCGGGTGATCGCCGCTCCGGACGAGTGCGACTTGACGATCCCGTTGACGCTGCGCGTAACGGTAAGTGTGGTGGTCCGGGCCGGGAACGTTCCGGCCATCGCCGCCACGGCGGTCAAGGTCATCCGCTCACCGCCGACGAGGATGTCGAAGTCGGTCTCGTGCACCCAGTCCGGGCCGGCACCGGCCGAGATGTCCACCCCGGTCTCCGTCGAGTCGAGCGCCTCGGCGAGGGTGGCCGAATCCGAGCCCAGGATCTGATAGCCCTCGTCGTCCTCGACGGTCGGCACGGCGAACGGCAGCGCCGGGGTGGTATGCGCGTCGATCAGCCACTCGTCGGTGTGGATCGACTCGGTGAGGCCGAGCACCAGTTGCGACACGCCCTCGGCCGAGACCCACAACGGCGTGTTCTGGACGAGGATCAGCCCGCCGGGGTCCAGGGTTTGCACAGCGGCGACCAGCGCCGTCCCGTCGGTGCGGGTGGACAAACCGCGCACGTTGGTGCGCAACATTGGGAACCGGTCCTCGTCCCACGTGCCGTGGTGCACCCACCATCCGGCAATATCGCCCAGGTTCCCGTCGGACATGACGTCGAACGTTTCGGCCAGGTCGACCCTGCCGGCGGCGGTGATCCCCCGCGGCCCGCCGGTCACCTGTGCCCGTGACTGCCCGCCGTCGCGGCGCTCCGCCGTGGCGTCGTTGACCAGGCCGAAGTCGTCCGGGGTCGGATCCACCGGCGGGGACAGCTGGCCCGCCGTGAAGCTAAGAGTCAGGTCCGGGTCGCGGGGCAGGTACAGGCTGGCCAGCGTGTTGAAATGCAGACCGAGCGCGCTCCGCTGCTCAACCAGGATCGGCGCCCGGCTGCCCGCGGCCTCGACCTTGGCGCACGCGCCGAGCACCTCCAGGAACGTGCCCGGGTACTGCGCCCCCATCGGCGCCGACTCGTCCAGATCACCCGTGGAGGTGAGCGAGACGTCATGCTCGCCGCACAGCCGCTCCACCCGCCGGCCGGCCGTTTCACCGGCGTGGCCGTTGTAGGCGGCCATCACGTCGGCCACGTCCGGGATCGCCCCGGTCCACACCAGCAACTGGCCGACATCGACACCACCCAGGTCGTCAACGGTCAACGAAGACCATTCCACGGTCACCTGGCTCAATGCAGGCAAGGTTGCGGCGCTCGCGTCGTCGGTGATGTCCACCACGGTCACACCGTCGACCATGATCCGCATCCGGGCGTCGGTGCCCGACTCATCATCGACCTGGAACCGGAAGTGATGGGTGCTCGGGTCGAACACCGCAGGCACTGCGTTGTTCAGGTCGGTGAACTGGAGAACGCCGGCTCGCCGGAACGCGACCTGCGCCGCAGGATCTCCACTGTTCTGGAACAGCACCACGGACCATTTATGCAGGACGTCTACAGCGTCCCATGCATCGATGTCGACGCGGAGACGCTGGGGAAGCGTGTCAGGGTTCGGCAGATCACCACGGCGGCGCAGGAAATCCACCGCGAAACTACCCGCCGCGGCGCCGCCCACACTGGCGCGCAAGGCGCCAATGTGGACCATAGACACCGCCGTCAACGACGGCAGGGTCATCGGTGTCGGTAGATGCGGATGCAGAGCGCCCTGCCCGAACTCGGGCCGCACATCTATCGCCGATGACGTCGCCTCGAACCGCAGCGGCTGCCCACCCACACCAGATGCGGCCGACGTCGACCCCGCGAGATCCGACATCGGCCAGTAGCCGGTCGGGTCATTGGCGGCTACGAACCGACGCACCGTGTTGACCAGCGGTGAGGACTGCACACCCAGCCGCCGCAGAATCCCCGCCGCCTCCACCGGCACCCAAAGATCGTTCTGTGACACGTCCGAACGCGGCGGCCACGACACCACCTCCTGCACCGTGCGCACCGTAGGCGTGTCCCCCACCAGCCCGGCCGATACCCGGATCGGGGTGTTCGCGCCGATCAACCCGTACAGGTCGGACATCGGGTTCCGCGGGGAGTACCGGTTCGACACCGCGCTGTTCACGTTCGACAGGCCGTTGTTCAGGACCAGGGTGAGCCCGGCCGGGTCGGCCACCCCACTGTTCGCCTGGTTCGGCACACCCCGGTCGATGACGATCGGTGACGTGGTGCGCGCGTCGGCGGAGATGTCATTCCACACCCCGGAGTAGAACAGCTCGACCGTGGCGGTCACCAACTCGCCGCTCACGCCGCCCGCACCTCCGCCCGCAGCGCCGGGTTCGTCCGCAACGCCTCCCGCAGCAACTCAGCCAGTAGCCTTGCCGCGCGCGACCCATCGACATGCACGTGGATCACCGACGGGCCACCAACCCCAGCCGCGCCACCACCGCGGGAGAGCGGCACCACCGCCTCCGGCCCGCGCTCACCCACCACCGCCAGGGTCGGCCGGGTCACGATGCCACCCGCGGCGAGGTACGGGATGTTCGGTGTGGACAGGGTGATCGACGGGATGTTGATCCCCATCACCGACCCGCCGCCCAGGGTGAACGACAGGTTGTTCCACTTGGAGATCAGCCAGTTCACGGCGCTACGGAAAGCGTTCTTGATCCCGTCGAACAAGCCGCGGGCCGCCGAGCTGATCCGCCCCGGCAGGCCCTTCACGAAGCCGACTACCTTGTTGAACCCGTTCACGATCCGGTCCTTCGCGCCGATCGCCCAGCCGACGACCCTGGTGAACAGTCCCCTCCAGAAGCCGAAGTAGACCTGGATGCCGCGCCAGACCATTTTCGCGCCGGCCACGATCCCGTTCCACACCGACTTGATTCCTGGCCAAAGCGTGTTCTTGATCCAGTTCCACACGAACAGCGCCGCCGCCTTGATACCACCCCACGCCCAGCCCCACAACCGTTGGAACCAGTCGGTCTTGGTGGCGATAAGCACGATGATGGCGATCACCGCGGCGATTGCCACGGCTATCAGCAGGATCGGACCCAGCGACGCCCACACCGATGCCGCCAGTAGCCAGTTGATCGCGGTCCACACGATCGTCGCCGCGCGGATGACCATCTGAATCCCGTGGTACACCTTCAACCCGACGTTCACGGCCAGAATCACCGCGGCGATACCACCCAGCGCGATCGCCAGGTTCTTGACCAACCCGGCGTTGTTCTGCGTCCACGTGCCAACATTGCGCAGGATCGGCACACCCTCACCGAGCAGCCCGAACACGGTCGATGCGATCGGCTCCAGGGCAACCAGACCCTCGTTCTTCAGCTTGGCCAGGTTCTCCTTCCAGGAGTCGGTCTCGTCAGCCAGGCCAGTGATCGTGTCCTCGTTGGAATCCAAGGTGGCCATCAGGTCGTCGATCTCGAACCGGCCCTCCAGGATCGCCGCGGCCATGTCCGGACCGGCCTTCGCACCGAAGTTTTCCATGGCAATCGCCTGCGCCTCGGCCTCCGACCCGGCACCCTGAATCGCCGCGATCGTCTCACCCAGCATGTCCGGCAGGTCGAGACCTTCCTTGGCCCACGTCCCGGATGCTTTACGCAGCCCGGCCATCACCGTCTCGGTGTTGACGCCTTCTTTCTGCCACTTCCCGAACAACGCAACCGACTCGTCGAGGGTGAACCCCATGTTCCGCAGCGGCGCACCGAACTGCACAACCTTGCTGGTCAGGTCGCCGATGCCGATCCCTGTGGTCTGGCTGACCCTGAACAGCTCATCCATGGTGGACACCTGGTCTTTGGCGGCAACGCCCCAGTCGCCGAACAGCCGGGTGACGTTTTCTACCTGCAGGTCCTCGCCGGTGATCTTCTCCAGGTCAAGGAACGTCTTGGTCAGGCCCTCGAGATGCTCACCGGTCGCACCGGTCATCGTGTTGAAGTCGGCGAGCACCGACCCGGTTTCGGTCAGGTCCGCGGACACCGTGCCAGCCACGTTTTTGAACGACGTTTTCAGTCCGTCCAGGGCCGGGCCAGTGGCACCGGTACCCACGCGGATGGTGTCGAACACCTCATCCATCGTGTCGCCGACGGCGACCAGCCCGGCGCCGGCGGCCACACCCATGCCGACGATAGCCACGCCCATCCGGCCGACGTTCTTCTCAACCTTGCCGATCGTCCCGGAAGCCTTATCCCGAGCCAACAGGTTAAAAATGAGGCTCACATCCGACGCCATGGGATGCTCACCCCACCCTCTTCATCTCGGCCTCATACCGATCGAGCCAGTCCAGCAGCTGGTCGGCTTCGTCGACGGTGAGTAGTTCCCACTCCCATGGTCGTATCCCGAGCAGATGTGCCGCGTTGCCGAGCGATCTCATTCTGCGATCGGCAGCTGCGCTTTTCCCTCGGCGTCCGCATCGTCGTAGGCGGCCACGATCTCAGCGTCGATCTTGAGGAGAGCCGCGTCGCGTTCGGCCCCCGACATGTTCTCGTCGATGCCTTCCCGCAGCCGCTGGTACTCCTGCCGGGAATACTCCAACCGCAGCTCATCCCACGCGAAGTCGACATCCTCCCACCGCGTGCGCGGATGCTCACGGCGCAGGAACAGGAACAGCAGGGCACGCCGACACAGCGACGAGCCCTGCAACACCTTCGCGGTGAACTCGGCGAAGTTGAGATCGGTGCGCTTCTCCAACATCTCCCGTTCGGTGGCCCGCAACTTACGCGGGTTGTACGCCCACCGCTGCGGCTCATCCGAGCCTTCGGGTTGGTATACCAGGTACACGACGACTCCCTACTGGGCTCGGTCGGCGATGCGTTGCGCCATCGACTCGACAGCGGCGTGCACAGCCTGTTTGGCAGGCTGATGCCCGGCGCGGGCGGCGCGGTCGAACCACTCCGATGGCACGGCCACCTGCTGCACCCACCGGTCGGAGTTGAACACGGGATGACGCCAACCCTTCGGCGTGTTCAGCGCCTTCGGCGCGTTGGTGAACCCGCGCGGCATGTTCTTGCGCCGCACCCGCAGCGCCACACCGGTCTGCCGGCCGGAGAACCGAACGGCTGGTTTCATCTGCGATGCGACGGTGGTCCGAAGCGGCGATCCGCCGTGGGCCAGGCCAGCGGTGCCGATGCTCATCAGGTTCGACCGGGCCTGCTCGGCGACCGGCTCCAGCACCTGTTTGAGGTTGGTCGCCAACTCCTTCTTGAGCTTCTTGCCGTCGGCCTCCTGCTTCAGGGCTCGGCCGACGTTGCGTAGCGACTCCTGGTCGGCCGACAGCTCGATCGGCATCAGGCGGTGCTCGTTGCCCTGACCAGCACACCCGAGAGCGGGAACGAGTAGTCGGCCTCGTTGACGTCACCGACCGACCCCATGATCGGCGCCCACTTGTTGATCAGAATCGACCCGGAATACTGCGGGTTGGAAGTAGACACGACCGCATCGTCGGCGCGGACGGTGAACGCGACCACAGTGCGCCGCAACGCCCACATGATCTCGTCGAGCTCGCCGGCGGTGTGGGAGTTCTTGAAGCTCACGCCGAGGGTTCCGGATTCCTGCCCGCCAAGGACTTCCTTGGCTCCGCCGGACGCGTAGGTGGAGACGTCTTTCTCCTCGAAGTCGTCCTCCAGTTCAACCTTCGCGCACCACTGCGTGAGGTCGTTGCTGTTGATGCTCAACACGGCGTCGAGCAGCACCTTCTTGGCCATTGATCTACTCCTCTACTCGATGCCGATTGCAGCGACGAACAGGAACGACTCGCCGGTGCCGCCGTTGTCGGTGATGTCCCACACCACCCGGTACCAGGTGTCCGCGTGGGCAGTGCCGTCGGTACGCAGGACCTGCCCACCGGGTGCGGTGGCCGTGGCGAAGCTCAGCCGGGTTTCCGGGGTGACGTTGAACGCTTCCGCCGAATCCGACTGGACGATGACGTCGATCTCCGGGATCAGGGTGCCGGCCACGGACAGGACGTGCAGGCTGCCGTACAACCTCTGTCCGGCCGCCACCGCGCCGAGCTCGACCGCCGTACCATTGCCGTCGGTGGTGCGGGCCACGCCGGACGGGTGGGCGAACTCGCCGCGGACCAGTGGCCACGTGCCGGTGGCCTTAGCCGACCAGGGTGCGACGTCACCGACTGCGGCGAACAGTTTGATCGACGAACGTAGTGCCTTGGTGAGGTAGGCGACCGAGCCGACGCCGGTGTCCGACGCCGACTCGGCACCCGCGGTCCACGCTTCGAGGACCCGCCGGTCGGCCCACGCCTGGTCGTCGATCTTGCCCGGGTCGCCGGCCTCCCACTGGCCCTCGGCGTCGATGCTGACCGTTTCCAGCCCGCCGAGAACCTCTTTGGCACCGCCGGAACGCCAGTTGGTGATCTCCTTGGCCTCAATCTCTGACTCGATCTCGATCTTGCTGCCGTGGCCGGACAAGTCAGCGGCGCCGACGAACAGCCGCGCATCGAGCAGGACGAGCTTGCCCATCACTCCACCACCTTGATCTGGATGTCCACCCCGATGTACTGGGTGCCGGCATGCTCGTACCAGCGGGGTTTCTCAACCCGGCGCACCCACAGGTCGTCTGCGAGCCCACCAAGCGCCGCCTGGCCGGGACCGCCGCGCGCCGCCTCAATCGCATCCTTGACCGACTCGTCGTTGCCGGTCGAGCAGTACGCCCGCAGCAGCCGCTGCGACGTCTGGTCATCGGCGCGGCTGACCAGCAGCCGGCAGGTCAACTCGATCTCGGCCGTCTTCCCGAACGTCTTGTCGTAGTCGACGGCCGGCTCGGCAACGAAGAAGTGGGGTTCGGTGATCGCATCCGGAACGTGCCCGGTGGCGGTCAACGCCGGCGTCGACTCGGCGTTGCCGGCGGCGGCGGCGATGGCTGCGCAGATCCCGTTGAGATCCATCAGCCGAACCCTGGGAGCACAAGCGACTCGACGAGCTTGGCCACGTCCGGGTCGAGCCGGGACACGCGCACCGTGCCCCACTCGGCCGACCCCAACACACCCTCGGGGCTGTCCTTCCGCTTGTACAGCCGCAAAGCCTGGATCAGCGTTGCCTCGCGGATCACCTGCGGGATGGCCGGCCAGCCCCACTTGGCGGTGACCCGCACCCGCGGCCCGGACAGGAACGACCCGGACAGGTGCAGCAGCGACGTGACCGGCTCCAACTTGACCAGCGCGTCGGTGGGTTCGGCCTCGACCGAGGTGGTCACCGCGGTCCACCCGTTGGCGGTCGACCCCACCTCGACGATCAGCCCGACGGTGGTGCCGATGTCGTCGACGAGCAGCCGTTGACCTTCCCGGTCGGCGACGACCCTGCGCCGCGGGTTGAGGATCCTGGCGGTGGTCGTGGCGTCCAGGTAGAACCGGCGGCCGGTGTGGATGTCGATCGAGCGGGACGCGGACACGATCTTCTCCTGGAGCAGCGCATCCCGGCCGGTTGGTTCGTTGAGTGACTCTTTGACCAACTCCAGGGTGGTGTACACCGGCAGGTACGGGGGTGTGCCTGGGGTGGCGGTGACCAGGACTTTCTGGTGTTCGACGCCGGCGCCGGTGCCGGTGACCGTCCAGGTGAGTAGCCACCAGCCGGCCTGGTCGTAGGTGACCGCAGCCGTCCACGTGGCGCCGCTGTCGGCTGTGGCCGGGGTTGGGTCGCTGGTGGTGGCATCGGGGGCGGTGACGTGTAGTGCAGCGTCGGTGGTCTCGTCGAACGGGGTGACGGTCAGGGTGGCGGTTGCGGTGTCGCCGACGTCCGGCATCGGGTCACCTCCCTCCCATGGTGGCGGTTGGCGCAGTAGCAACCAAGCCGCTGCGTGGTGCCGTAGCAACCAGGGTGCCCGGAATGATCTCGTCGGTGGCAACGGTCAAGGCACCAGCGGTGACGGCAATGCTCGCGCCGCCCAGGTCCAATTCGAGCGCGAGAATCGCGAGGACTACCAGCCCTGGGGTGACGGTGATGCTAACTGCGGCCGGTGTGATGTCCACGGAACCGGCAGTGATCGTCAGTGTGCCGGGGTCAACGTCGACATTGGCGTCGACCAAGTCCAGTCCGAGGCCGATGGCCAGCGTCCCTGGAGTTGCGGTGAGGCTCACCACGGCCGGGGTGATATCTACGGGGCCGGTGGTCATCGTCAAGACGCCCGGAGTGGCTGCGACGGTGATCGTTGCCGGGAAAACGGTGAGGCCTTGGCCAACGGCCAGAATCCCGCCGGTGACGGCCACCGTGACCGGATCCGGGGTGATGTCCTGGCCTGGCGCGCTGGTGGTGACGGTCAGGGTGCCAGGGCTCGCGTCGACCACTACGACAGCCGGGACGATATCCGCTGTGGCAGTTAGGACCAAGGTGCCCGGGGTGGCGGATACCGTGACCGGATCTGGTATGACGTCGACCGTGGCGGTCAGGGTCAGCGTGCCCGGTGTGGCGGTGATGGTCGCCGGGTCGGGCACGAGGTTGACCGCGCCGATTGTGACGGTCAGGGTGCCCGCGGTGCAGGTCACCGTGACCGGGGCTGGTGTGACCGGTTGGCTGCCGCCTTCGGTGGCCACCTCGACCGTACCCGGTGTGGCTGTCACTGTGACCGGGGCCGGGGTGATCGTTGCCGTGGTTGTGATCGTCGCCGTGCCTGGTGTGGCCGTGACGGTCACCGGTGCGGGGGTGAGGCCGACCGTGCTGGTGATGGTCAGCGTGCCGGGTGTGGCGTCGATCGTTACCGCGGCCGGGGTTATCTCCAGCGGCGGGGTCTCCGCGACCGAGAACTCCACCCACGAGTCAGCATTGTTTATGTTCAACGTGAAGCTGCGGGAGCCGCCGCCGCCCGCCTTCTTCAGCCAGAGCGACACCGAGAGCTTGTCACCGGCGGCGAACGGGCCAGCGAGCACCATGGTCTGCGTTTTCACACCGGTGGTGTTGTGCTCGGATGAGGCCGTGGAGCTTTCCTGAAGGACGTCGGAGCTGTTGTACCGATGAACTATCCACTGGTACCGCAACGTGGCCGCGGACACTGCCGCCATGGAAATGGACGTGTCGATTGCCACGCTGGCGTCCACTGTCGCGTCGACGACCCGCCAGAACTCCAGCACCTTGATGAAGGATCCGGAGCTGATGCTGCCCGACCCGATTGTGGTCGGGGTGCCTTGGGTTTCTGACAGGTCATGGATGATCCCGCTGGCACCGGGCTCATCCTGGGTGTCACGCAGGAAGTTCCGCGACAGGGCGAGGATGCCGGCGGTGGCATAGACGAAGTCAAGGTCGGTGACGGTGGTCGGGGTGCCCACACCGAAGCTGGTCTCATCGGCCCGGTTGAGGGTGAAGTCCTCGACCATGTAGTTCGCATCCGACTGCGAGAACTCCCACCCGGACGCCGGGTCTACGGCCCGCCAGTTGTCCAAGTGCTCGTCGAGAGCCGCCGCCTCGATCGCCGCGTCGCCGAACGTGTCAGCCGCCCAAGGCAGCTCGTCCGCCCAGATCGCCGCCGCGGCGTAGTCGGCACCCGGGCCCTCACCGGAGGTCGCATCCTTGGTTCGGACGCTGCCACCCGTGGGCGCAACCCAGTCCAACTGGGTGTCGACGGCGTCGTCATGGACCCATATGCCTGTTGCGATGTTTTTCAGACTGAACCGAGGGCGTACATCCCCGGTTGCCTTACGCGCGACCAGCAAGTGCCAGTCGTCGAAGGTGACAGCCGGCCCCTCGGTGGCCCAGGTGCTCGCGCCCTTCCAAAAGATGGTCCCGTCGCTCAATAGCCCGACGCCACCCAGGTCCCCACCGGTCGCGTCGTACAGCTTCACAATCCATCGGAACACCGTGTCTGCGGACGGCCGGAACAGGACCGCAATCGTGCCGTACGTCGTCGCGTCGACACCACCGAGCCCGGTGGAAAACGTGATGTCGTCGGCGTTGCCGAGCCGGCGGACGACGGTCGACACGGGTCAGGCCCTACCGGAGACCCTCGACGTCATCGGAGAACGCCCGGAAGTCCTTCGCCGACGCGAGCGCCGCAAGGCCCAGGTAGATCTGCTCCAACTGCTTGAAGTCGGTGATGGCCGAGCCGATGATGGCAGCGTCGCCCGCGGTGAAGCCGTACGTGGCCTCCAGCCCAGCACCGCCCACACCAGCGTGCCAGGCGCTGAACTGGGCGATGTCGGCGAACGTCTCGCGCAGCGTTACCGCGAGCCGGCCGATCGTCTGGTTGATCTGGTCCTTGGTGAGCAGTGCAGCGAAACCGGCAGCCATGTCATTCCCTCCATCAAACGGACGTGCATCCCTCAGGCGAGGGTGACGAGGATGTTCGATCCCCAGGTGACCGTTATGTCCCCCCCGTTGGGGGTGACTGGCAGGCCAGTTGATGCGGAGTCCCAGGTGATCATCAGCGGGGACGTACTTCCCGTGCCGGTGTTCTTGAACACCGTTAGGTAGTCCGCCGGGTCCCCAGTTATCGCCGAGAATGTGAGCGCACCCGAAAGGGTCACCACCCCACCGGAAGCGGTGCCTCCAGGGACGTCCGCTTGTGCGCCAGCAACGATCAAGCCGGCCGAGACATCCGCATAGTCCTCGTGTGAAGAGAGGATTGTGACAATGGCCGAATCGATCAGCGCGGCCTCGATGTCATCGGTGTCGAAGTCGGGCAACGCGTGGTTCCCGGCGCCGAGCATCAGCTGAAGCCAATTGGTGTGAACGATGGTGCTCAAGACGACCTCCTGATACGGGCGCGCTGCTGCGCGCCCTCCTCACATTTTCGCCGGGATGGCACGGGCCGCTGCCGGCGGCAGGACCAGCCCTTGCGTCGGCGGTTTGGTCACGATGTTGACCGCCTCGAACCCGCCGTGATCGAACATGCGCTGCATGTGCGCCCAGATGGTGGTCGACACGATGATGGTGCCGTCGGCGTCGAGTTGGAGGTGGTACGTCTTGCACTGGTGCGGGTGGCCACACAGCCGGCATACCGGCCGGTGCGGGTTCGGCGGCAGCGGCCGCGACTGGTCGCGGACGATGAACAACCGGTGGGCCACCGATCCGATGCCCTCAGCGGCCAGCCTGGCCGGCTGCGGCTGGATCCGCACCCCATCAGCCACCGCTGACCACCACCCGCCCGGCCGTGGCCGGATGCCGGTCGTAGTCGTCCGGGGTGTCGAAGTCGTCGGTCTCATCGTCAACGTCGGTGAACCAGGTCGGGTTGATCATGTGCTCATTCAGCGGCGTCCGCTGGATGCTGCGCAGCAACTCCCATGCGGTGAACCGGCGGGAATACCCGGCCGCGTAGGCCAACGCGACCTTGTGCATGTGGTCGTCGAGCATGCCGTGGTGCCTCGGCAGCCAGGATCCGGCGAAAATCTCACCCCACCGGGAGCCGGTGATGCTCGACGGGCCCGCCCGGCCGAACATGCGCCACAGCGGCCCGTCGTATCCGCTGATGGTTCCGATCGCCGCATCGGTGTAGTACACGTCCCCGTACAGCAGCAGCGTCCGCCCGTAGGTGGACCACAGATGCCGGGTCGACGCGTACTCGTTGACGTGCTGGCCGCGGATCACGTGCCGGGTGGTGCCGGGCAGCAGGTACCGGTCGTCGTCCAACGATGCGATGTGCACGTCGTGCGAGACGGTCAGGGCTTGCCGGGTGGTGCGGTGCAGCAGCGGTTCCCCGTCGACCGGGGCCAGATGCCGCGGCACATCCAGGTAGTTGCCCCATTTGGCGCCCGACCCGGCGCAGGCGATGACGATCCTCACGAGCTCACCCCTTCGCAGCTTGCGCGCCTTGGCCACGTCGGCGGCCACCAGCAGGAGTCAGCCACAGCCCACCTCCCGGGCGATCGACTGGAGCCGGTGCCGCCACAGATGCCGCGACTCGACCACGGCAACCGCGGCGTCGCGGATGGCTGTCCGCTGCCGCTTCATCAACGAATCCAGCCGTGACCCGAGCCGAAGGAAGTCGTACCGGCCGAACGGGACCATCGTCTCGTCGGTGAACCCCTGCTCGGCCATGCCGGCCACCCGCGGATGCGCCAACACCCCGCCACGACCCAGGATCCGCACCACCCGGTCCGACCAGTAGCAGGCGGCCGGCGCCGAATCCCCCAGCACAGCATGCGCATACGACACGACGCCGGACAGCCGCTGACCGTAGACGGCGGTCTCCGGCGGCTCACCGTAGACGGCGAACCGGTCACCCCAGCGGGCATGCGCCCACGCCAACAACTGCAGCCGATGTTCGCCGTGCACAGGCATCGCCCCGCCGGTGAACACGTACCGGGCCTCACCCTCAGGCTTGACCCGGCCCAGATGCCTACCGCCCAACGCGGGTGGGCACCACCGGTGGTTGACACCCCGGGTGTGCCACGGCCGCGGCCCACCGTCGGCCGTGTACACCCACTGGCAAGACCACCACGGATGATTCCCGATCTTCTGTTCCCGGCTAGGCACACCCCAGTACAAGTCCAGGTGCAGCCCGACCGTGGCAGTGCCCGCGTCCTCGATCCGCCGGAGCATGCCGTCCACGTCACCGGCCGGGGAATGCAAGTGGGTGCGCGCCCAAATCAGCAGATCCGCACCCTTGGCCTGCCGCACCACGTCATCGACCGGCCGGTCACGGGCGGCGATGTAGTCCACCTGCCAGCCGAGCACGGCGGCCTCGTCGGCCAGGTCGTCATGCCAGCAGTCGCGGCCGTAGTCGGGCGTGCCGAGCAGCAGCAGCTTCACGGCGGCGCCATCCGACGTCAACCGGAGTCGCGAACATCGGCTGCCATCACGTTCGGCGGGGTGTAGTCCTCCACACCCACCCAGAACTGCTTGTGATGCGTGGTCAGAACCCCGGTGTGGACGAACAGAGGGACACCTTGCTGGATCAGCCGGGCGCAGAACGACAGGTCCTCGGAGATCGGCTGCCCGTCCTCGTAGCGCACCCGGTCGAACCAGGCGTCGCCGTACTCAGCCCGCAGCTTCTCCAACGCCCCCCGGTGCATCAGCAGACACGCGGTGCCGGTGCCGGCCACCTGCAGCAGCGTGTTCGGCGGCACATCCCACCGGGTGGTGAACCCGGTGTGCCCTTCCGGGGTTTTCGCCGGCACATAGAGCGTCGGGGCGGGCATCACCCGCCGGCCGCCGTACCCGTCGTAGCAAACCTCGCGCAGCGCGAAGCACAACCCGCCGACAACCGGACGCTCAACCGGATCGGCTGCGTCGACGAGCCGGTCGATCGTGTCCGGCAGAAACCCCATGTCGGTGTCGACGTACCACAGCCATTCGTGGTCGGTCTCGTCCAAGAACCGCTGTACACCCGTGTTACGCGCGGCGACCAGACCAGACGCATCGGTCGAGATCATGAACGGGCCGGCGGTGTCAACGATCCGGCAGTGGTTCGCCGCGTCGTAGCCGATCAGCCGCATCATGCTCTCGTGCCAACTGTGGCTGACGTTGTGCCGGTGCAGGTACGCGATCTGTACCCTGCCGTTCCCAGCCACCGCCGGCTCACCCATCGACGGGCTCATGCGCAGCGTTGTACGCCTCGACCACCTCAGGCGACAACTTCCCACGCGCCGCCACCTCGAACCCGGCGGCGACAGCCCACTCCCGGATCGCCCTCGTCGACGGCGACTCGGTGACCCGAACCTCCCCCGGCGCGCGAGTGGCCCGCTCCACCGCCGGCGGTGGAACCTTGTGGCCAGCCGCCAGCGACGCACCCGGTGCCACGTCAGTGAACAGGTCCGGGCGTTCCTTGACCAGACCGTGGTCCTCGTCGGCAGACTGGCCCTTACGCAACAGTGTGGTCCCACCGGACCACCTGGTCACACCGGCAATCTTGCTGTACTTCATCGCGATCTCCTCTCACCTTGGAGGTGGTGGTTGGTCACATGGCGGGTGTGAGGTGAGCACACCCGCCACGTGAGATTTCAGTCGGTTGCGAGCACACTGATGGTTACGGACCCACCACCATTGGCGGCAAGAACTGCCCGGATGTGCTTGACGGGATTGCCTTCGACCCAGACAAGCTCGGTGAGCAAGTTCCCATTGGTGACTTCGGCCCTGGCCAGAATCACCCACTTGTCGCCGTCAAGTGATCCTTGGATGTAACCAACCGCGTTCACCGGGCCGGACACCTGAAGGCAGTATCGGCTTGCCGTCACCTCTTCAGCCACAGATGCACCCAGCGTGGTCTCGCTGTCGATCCACTTGGGCTTATGCCAGATCATGAGATCAGGCCTTGTTGGTGAGCAGTCGGAACCCCGCCGTATTCACCACGTCGGCGCCGATCCGCGCCCAGGCAAACCAGCCGCGCTGGCCGGTGGGCCGGTTGTTGGTGGTGTCGAACAACATCGGGATGAACTCGACCATCATCCCGGCCCGCTGTGCGACCACATACCCTCTGAAGTCGCCGACGACGAGCAACGGCTGGGTGCCGGTGCCCGAGGCGGGGAGATCGTTCATGTAGTCGTTCATCGGGTACTGCCGGCCGAACATCCTCGGAATGGCCTCTTGGGTGATGTCCACGGAGAAGTTCGGGTCGAGAGTACCCAACTGCCGGATCGTGTTCTGCACGTCGGTGCTCGACATCCAGGCACAGTTCGCGGCCCGGCGGAACCGCTGCGGCAGCGCCGCCCACAGACCGTAGATGTCCGCAGCCACGATCGTCGAAGCAGTCGTCAACTCCACCTCGATGGTGGTGGTCGCGTCCAGCCGGGTGATCAGACCGGTCGGCTCAGTGCTGCCCGACGTACCCGTGGTGAGCTTCTCGGCGAGCAACTCGTCGTAACCCTCGGCGAGCAAGCCCGACATGGACTCGGCGAAGCCTGGCCAGTCCATCCCGATCTCGATCGAGAACGGGATGAACCCGTCAGCCCGCCTCGTGGTCACCGTCGGCTGCGCGACCGTCGGCGCGTTGTCCGTGGCCGCCGCCGCCTCGGTGTCGAACTTCCACGACACCCCGGCCGAGCTGACACCCTTCCACACGTCGGTGGTGATGGTCTCCACCCTGGCCAGACGCAGGATGTCGTTCGTCGACCCCTGCGCGGTCATGATGATCGTCGGGTCGATCAGCACCGGAACTGCGAACCCGCCGGCGGTGTCGGACAGCGACGCAGCACGGTTCAGATGCCGCACCACCTCGATCGCCCGAGCCTCCTCCTGGGTATACGCGTGCGAGCCGGACGCATACTTCTGGAACGCCGACCGGTACGACGGGTGCTGGGTGGCGATCACATGCCGGGCCAGCAGGTCACCATCCAGGTTCGCGTTGCGCGTACGCAACAGCTTCTCCAGATGCTCCTTCTGATCCGAGCGCAGATGCCCGCCGAGCTCCCGGTCGTCCAGGATGTTGCGCGCCCGGGTCAGAGCCTGCTGCTCGGGCACGATCCGCACATCCCCGTCCCACGGGTCCTCACGCTTCGTGCCGACCTGCAGGCTCTGGTACTTCGACCGGGCGTCCTGCAGCCGCTGCGCCCGCTTGGCCTTGCGGGTGGACAGCGCCAGCTCGTCGTGCTCGACGCCGAGCTCATCCCAGGTGGCACGCTGCTCGTCGTCGAGGTCACCGTCGCCGGCCTCGTCGTTGATCTCCTTCATCTCTGCTTCGATCTCGGTGAGCCGCTTCTCGGCGTCCTCCATCGAAAGCTCCGCAAGGCGGAACTGGACCTTCACTGACATCGGGGTTCTCCAACCCGCTAATGCGACGGAACCTTCCGCCGCGTGTCGACTCCCTGCAGTTGCTGCAGGCGAAGGCGGCGTGCTGCCGCCGTCCCGTCGACGTGGCGGTCCGACCCGATGTCGGATGCCGGCGCTTCCGGCTTGGACCCCGGCCGGGCAGCGGCCCCCGTGGGGGTGCTGAGCCCGTGCAGGGCCCGGAACGCTGCGAACGAGCGGACAAGCTCGTCGTAGCGGTCCTGATCACGCTTCTGTATCTGCTCGGCCCACCAGTCGGTGCCCGAGCGCAGCCCGGCGGTTGCGTCCGGGTTCGCCGGCCACGTCACCGGGCCAGCCTCGAACAGTCGGACCTGGGTGATCGTCCGCTCAGGCAGGCCGTCCGGGTTGCCCTCCGACTTGTCCGCCTCCCGGTCCCACTTCTCGGCCAGCACCTCGAACATGAAGCTCGAGCCGTAGGCGCCGGCGCGCAGGCCTTCGACGATCAGCTCCGGGGTGCCGCGGAACAGCGGCCCCTCCAGGTGCGCGAAGTTCTCACGCTCCTCCAGGACCTCGGGGACGCTGAGCATCTTCTGGTCAAGGAACATGTCGAAGCCGTGGTTGAACAGGACCTTGACGTTGGACCCGTTCTCCTTCATCGTCTTCTTGAACGACCCACGCTTGACCTGCTCCATGAACCGGCCCTCCCAGAACGAGTCGATCTCGTACCAGGTGTCGAATCGGGAGAAGTCGACGACCAGCGTGCCGACTCGCCCGTCGGCCGGGGCTGCGGCCTCGGGTTCGTCGGCTCGAACCTGTCGGGTGTTCAGTTGTGATGCCGGGCCACCACCGCGGATCACATACAGGCCACGCATCGCGCGCATCACTTGTCCTCCTCGTATGCTGGACGTGAGTGGTTGCCGCGAAGTGGTATCGGCGGGACCATCCACAGCGGTGAACGGCGGGGGGTCGACGGACCCACTTCCGACCCGCTGGCGGGCTGAGCAGTGGCTGGTACCAGTCGTTGCGACAGTGCCGCGGGGTTCGACTCCCCGTCCGGCGATCACTCGTCGTCGTCTTCCTCAGGCTCGCCCGGCGGCTCGTCGCTCGGCGCCGGGGCCGGAGCGGCACCCGGTGTCGGGTTCGGCTCGTCACCCCAGTCGACCGGCGGCAGCTCTTCCTTGTCGCGGATCTCATTGACGACCTTGAACCTGTTGTTCAGGGCGATCTGGTACGCCTGGTAGCGGCGCAGGGTGTCCGTCTCCAGCAGCGCATCCCGGTTCAACCGCACGTACTGCGGCCGCGGCAGGAACATGCTCAGCAACCGCTCCAGCCGGCGTAGCCACTTGTTCAGCGCGTACTTGAGGACGTGCAGGTCACGGTCGATGAGGTTGCTGTAGGTCAACGAGCTGCCCTTGGTGCCGTAGCCGAGGATCTCCGCGATCCCCGGCCCGAAGATCCGGGCCGACTCAGCGGCGGTGAAACCCTGTGTCTCCAGGAACTGCGACTCGTCCGGGTTGAGTTGGATCTGCTGCCACTCCCAACCCTTGCCCAACACCAGCGGCTCGCGGCTGCCGCGCAGCGCGGCCATGAACCGGTCCTTGGCCGTCTCCGCCACACCCGGCTTCGACAAGTCAACCTCGGTGTTCCTCAACACCCCGCCCGGGTGGGCGCCGTCCTGAAACCACTGCAGGCCGAACCTTGTGGTCGTCAAGTTCAGGCCGATCGTCCACGCGTGATATGCCACCGGCGACAGGCCGAGCAGGCAACCCGGCACCGGGTTGACCCGGCGGTGCAGCATCCGGTTAGTCGGAACTTCCCGGCCCTGGTGCAGCCACTTCACCTCGCCGTCCTCGATCAACGGGTGCACCCGGTCAGGATGGAAGATGTCCACCTGCTTGAGCATCTGCGCCGGGCCGCGCTCCAGGACGTCCCCATACAAGTTGCCCCGCAGCAGCCAGGACACGAGCACCCGGTAGCACCAGTCCTCCAGGCCCTGGTCGGACCCGTCCGGGTCCTGTAGCCAGCCGGGCATCGGCAGCTCCTGCCGGGTCGACCCTTTGCCGCGGAACACGTCCGCTGGAAGCTCAGAGCCGATCGACGCGATCAGGTCCACCGCGGAACGAACCGCCACCGACTGCAGGCTCGACTCGGCTGTTGAAAGGTCAACCTCGTTGAACTGCTGCCGGGTCAGGGAGAGCAGAGCTTGCGACAACTGGTTCACCGGCCAGCCGGCGCGCTGCTCCGGCGCGCGCGGCCGGGTCCGGGCGCGGAAGAACACACTCACCGCGCGACACCCCCCGGCTCAGCCGGCTCGGCCGCCGACCGGCGGTCAACCAACAGCAGGAACGCGCCGGCCGTCGCGAACCCAAGTGGAGCCCATGCCAGCCACGCCCCGTAGCAGATCGCGCCGGCACCAGCCAACCCCGGCAACTGCGCACCGACCTGCACCGACAGCCGCAGCACATGCCCGGCGGCCGCGGCTGCCGCCGGCAGTAGCCGGCGGCGGGCACGAGTTACCTGGCGGGCCCGGGGAATGCCATGCACGAACGTGGACATCGGCACCCCCTAGTAGATGTTGGCCAGCGGGTCGTAATCGGCCTGCACCAGATGCGCCCACGCCTCGTGCAACCACAGCGCGTGGCACACCGCCCGCAGCGGCGCCACCTCGCTGGCCTTGTCGTCCCATGCCGAACCGCCAGCCACCGACCGCGTCCTCGCCTGCGCCAAAGCCGTAGACACCGGCGCATCATCGGCATGCCGGAGCAGATCGACCCGCTCCTCACCCTGGAGATCGCCGCGGGCCATGTCCACGAATACGCCGTAGGCTGCTGCATCCTGAGCCGAACCCACCACGGCCAGATCCCCCCGCTGCGGCTCGTCAGGATCATCCGGCACGGTGAACTCGGCCTTCTCCAGATCGAGCAACAGGCTCTCACTCTTGGTGGCCACCGCGAACCCGACCGGGTTCCACCGATCCCGCAACTCCACCAGCCGCGCAACCGCCTGCGACGTGCCCGGCATCCAATCCGACAGGCCAACCTGCATCAACCCGTCGCCGCGGCGCCCGGCGTACCCGATCGCCGTCCGGGTCCGGTCTCGGTTGACGACCAGCGCGAACGCCACCGTCTCCGGCCGCTCGGCCTCCGGGTCTGCCAGCGACTGCCACAACTCGGTAGGAATGATCCGATACAACTCGTCAAGATCAGGATTCCATATGCCCAACCGCTCGCGCCGGAAATCCTCATCCGACATAGAGCCGAGTTCCCCACGAATAGTCTCGTCGGTAATCCTCTGCGGGAAGGCCGGGTTCGCCTCGGCCCACGCAACCGGGTCATCGCTGGCCGCATCGTCGGCCGCGCAGAACTCAACGTAGGCCATCCCCGGCGCGCCCCGGCGGCCCGCGCGGCAGACCCTGCGCAACACCTCGCTGTGCGGCTTCGGCGCCGAGCTGGCATACCACACCTGATGATTCGGCCGAGCCGACAACGCCGGCAGCAGCGCCGCCAGGTCATCGTCGGTCAGGTCGAACGCCTCATCCAGATACAGCTTCTCAAGCGAGAACCCTCGCCCCGACGCACCAGCAGACCGCGACCCGAACAGGACCCGGTTGCCGTCGAGTAACTCGATCTCCCCGCCACCCCAGGTTGTCCGACGGACACCGCGGACCCGTCGACGCAGATGATCCCAGTTGGTCACAATGTCCCGCATCAGCCGCCAGGCTTCGATGGCCGTGGAGAACCGGTGTGCGGTCCACATCACCAGTTTTAGCTTCACCACGTACAGCGAACCAAGGGCGTCGGCTGCGAGAGTCTGGGTCTTCCCATTCTGACGTGGCTCAATGAACCCAACCTGGTTCGCGGCCCACATGCCATCCAGCCGCTCGGTCAGCGCCCCCGCCAGCACCATCCGCTGGTCGCCATCCAAGTCCAGGCTGACACTATCGGCTAACCCGATCACATCCTCAGCTGCCGAGCTGATCCCCGTCGGCATGTGTAGATACCTTGGCCGAGCGGCGGGCGGCGCGACGGCGAGCAAGTTCGTCAACCGGGTCCACCTCCTCCGGCACCTGCGCCGCGCTAGACCTCAGCTCGGCCATGGTCTGCCGAAGCTCGCGCACCAGGGACGCTGCATCCCTGGGTGCCGACTCCGGGATCAACTCAGCTAACGTCAGCGCCGATGCCGCCAGTGAACCGTTGCGTAGCGCAGCCGGCAGACCCGCCAAATCGGCCAACACCGATTTACGGATGTCCACAATGGCACCTCACAGCTGCAGCCTGAAAGATGGGCAATCCGGGCCAAGATTTTTTAAGCGGAAGG